TTATGCAAGAATCTCCGTTCCATCCTTAAAAGTGACCCGCACGTCGTCCTTGGCGTAGACCGTCACGTAATCCGCAAGACTGTACCAAAGCTCCGGTGTGAATTCAGTCACCAGACCGTCCTGTTGCTTGAGTTTATCGAGAAAGGCTTCTATCGTAGCCTGCCGCGTCTGCTTGTCGTGTATTTCCGCTGTAACTCGTTTAAGCCGCCCTTTAGCGTTTTCGAACCGTGCCGAAAGCCCGTCATAGCGTTTTTGATATTCCGCCTGGTCTAGGGCTACATGAGCGTTCTCGTCAATGCATTGCTGCATGAGCTCGGAGACCACCAGCGCCTCGCTTTGTAACTCGTCGCGCTCCTTAATCAAACTGCTCATGTCAAACGCCGTGGCTTTTATGGACTCAAAACCAGCGATGATTTTCTCTTTACCGGAGAAGAGCTTATTGACCGCAGCAACATAGAGCTGCTGGACCTCAGCGTCGGTCAGGCATGGCGTAGAGCATTGCTCGTCGCCCTCGTATTTATGATTGCAGCGCCACCTGACACAGCGGTACTTGTCAGTCGAGTGCCATACTTTCGAGCCATACCAGCTCCCGCACTGGCCGCACTTTATCCGGCCGGAGAACATGTGGACGCCGCTGTACCTCTCCTTGCTCTTATTGCGCCGTTCCAGTTCGCGCTGCACCAAATCAAACAGTTCCGGCGCGATAATGGCGGGATGATTGTTTTCCACATAATACTGCTGGACTTCGCCTTTATTGACCTTCTGCTTTTTCGTTAGAAAATCTACCGTATACTTCTTTTGTAAAAGCGCGTCGCCCTTATACTTCTCGTTGCTAAGGATGTTCCTGACGCATGACGCGCTCCACTTTTGCTTGCCTCCCGGGGTAAGGACACCGTCAGCAGTCAACTGCGAGGCGATAGAAAACGGTGTCCTGCCCTGGATGAACATAGTATAAATCCGCCTTACCGTGACGGCCTGTTCTGGGTTGACCACCAGGTTGCCGTCTTTTCCACGGTCGTAGCCGAGGAAATGGGCGAATGGAACGGTAACTTTTCCGTCTGCAAAACGCTTCCTCTGGCCCCATGTGCAGTTCTCTGAAATGGAGCGGGACTCTTCCTGCGCTAAAGAGGACATGATAGTAATAAGGAGCTCGCCTTTACTGTCGAGCGTCCAGATGTTCTCCTTTTCAAAATAGACCTCAATGCCCTTTTCCTTCAGCTTGCGGACAGTCGTCAAACTGTCCACAGTATTGCGGGCAAAGCGGCTGACGGACTTAGTGATGATAAGGTCTATCTTCCCAGCAAGGGCGTCGGCCACCATACGCTTGAACCCCTCGCGGTGCTTAGTGTTAGTCGCGCTTATACCCTCGTCGGTATAAACCTTCACAAACTCCCAGTCATTACGACCCTTAATGTAGTTGGTATAGTAATCGACCTGCGCCTCATAGCTGGTCTGCTGTTCTTCGCTGTCTGTGGAAACGCGGGCATAGCCGGCAGCTCGGCGCTTATGCGGCGTATTTATCGGCGCGGCAGTGAAGCGGCCTATGCTCGCCGGGATAGTAGTTACTGTCTTGGCCATTTAATCTCGCTCCTTATCTGACGCGTTCTTGTGCGTATCGGTCCGTCTCGTAACGTATTTCTTTGGCTTTGACCATGGGCGCATGGTGGTATGCCCGTCTCGGAAATGAAAGGTAACTGTATAGCCGAGGACAGAAGCGCTTTTGAGCTGAGCATTCATTATGGATTCGTCAAGTTCTTTCAGCCCGAGGACATCGCAGACCAGTCCCCTCATGACCTCGTCGTTCAAAGCAGGATTCGAGCACGCGCTTCTGGGGCCGGAGCAATACCAGTTCCTAGTCCTGCTGCCGTCGCTCCTTGTTGAGGACTGGCAGTGGTAAGTATGGCCGCAGGAGCCGCAGGTGATAAAGCCGGAGAACTCATTGAACATACTCCTATTTGGATTGGTGGCCTTGTGCCTGCGATACGCTCCCCACGACTCTCTGCGTTCCGGCGTCCAGCAGTCAACCCTTGCGGTAGACTGCCATGTTGTCGTTGCCTCGTGCCCGTCATAAAACCGGAAGCACAGAGTGTCGTCGGAAACTACCAGGACCTCTTCAATCTGCTCTCCGAAGACTGCGCTGTCAAATTCCTCTAGTCCCATGACCTGGGCCGCAGCTCTTTGAAGCATCTTTTCGGGAATGTTCTTAGAACTGCATGCAGCGGCTCCTTTTTGGTCCTTTGTCTGGCAAGTCCAGGTATAATAAACCTCTTCGGCCGTATTGCGTTTGCCGCTCCTACGATAATGCTTGCCGCACACCCCGCAAGTAATCTTTGTTGAGAAAGCCGTCAGGTGCAGCGATTTATTGCCTAAAGGCCCCAAATCGCGCCTGCGCTTGAACTCTGCCTGGACAGCCTGAAATTCGTCCATCGGTATAATGGCTTCATGTGTGTCCTTAACGAAAAACTGCGGCAGTTCGCCGCGATTTATCTTATGATGCTTGGTGATAGGGTCCGTGGTGAATTCTTTCTGAAAGAGCATATTTCCCGTATAAGTGATGTTTCGCAGGATGGCCTTGACATTGGAATCCACCCATTTTTTCCCCTGCCTAGTGAGTATGCCTTTGGAATTGAGCACCCTTCCTATCTCTATCCGTGAAGCGCCGTCAAGATAATCCCTGAACATAGAACGGATGATCGCAGCCTCCTCCGGGATTATCGAAAGATGGTCGTCGACCCATTCATACCCGAATATCCTGAACTGTCCGTTGGGGATGCCCTGCTGAAAACGCTTCACAGTTGCCCATTTGACGTTATCGGAGATACTGCGGCTCTCCTCCTGAGCGAAGGAGCCCAGCAGCGTCAGCATAAGCTCTCCGTCCTCGGATAAAGAATCTATGTTCTCCTTCTCGAAACGGACGGAGATACCAAGCTCTTTCAGATGCCTGACGGTCCTCAGCAGGTCGACAGTGTTTCTGGCAAAGCGAGAGATAGACTTTGTGAGGATGACGTCTATCTTTCCGCTTTCACAGTCCTGAAGCATACGGTTGAACTCATCGCGCTTGGCCGTTCCCGTGCCGCTTATGCCATTATCCGCATATACGCCGGCATATTGCCAGCCCTTATGTTTCTGTATAAGCTCGCTGTAATAGCTGACCTGTGCGGACAAAGAATGCTCCAGCCGTTCGCACTCCATAGACACCCTCGCGTAGGCCGCGACCTTAACGAGCGCCGGCATCGGAGCAGTCGCTGGCTCAAGTTTAATGATACGTTTCATACCGTCACCTCTTTGTATCATTTTGCTCACCTCCAAAAGTGACTATATAAATCACTCTGAGGCGCGTTAATAGCAAGTCATTTCTGTGAGAAAAGCCCGCCCAGGACGGGCCGGTATTTATCTAAAAGGCGGCTGTCTATCAAGGCGTACTCATGCTCCGTTAAGAGCCCTCTGCCTCGCAGCGTTTTGGCGATGGCAATGGACACCTGATACTCCGCCTCTGCCTGGAACTGCATATCACTCATGTGGATCACCTTCCCTGAAGCGGGCCGCGATATAACATCTACGACTGCAATACTTCCTGTGGGCGTTGCCATAAGCTGTGAACGCTTTTCCGCAGCGGGCGCAGGTAAAAGAGTAGACCGCCTTTCTTTGAAGCTGCTCGGGATGCGAGTTCCACCATTTCTGGCGGCAGACGGCCGAACAGAACTTCACCCTTTTACGCCCTTGCGTCTGGCGCAGCGGAGCGCCGCACTGCCGGCAAAACTCCTGCTCCGGCGCGACCCTGGCGTTGCTGCGTGCTTTGACGCCCGCCAGACCGTGAGCGCGGCAGTATGCCTTCACACCGTCCTTCGTAAGCCCTATCGCCTTTGCGATGGCTGTATAACCGTAACCCTCCTGCCGCAGAGAGCCGATGCGCTCCCTTTGCTCTGTAGTCATGCGCTTCCCTCCGTTCAAAGAAATTAAGTCCTCATCACTTACTGGACGAAAAAAACCCGCCGAAGATAAAATCCTCGACGGGCCACAATCCGCTATTCAGTTATCTCAAAGCTTTATCCCTGCCGCCTTCGCTAAGTCCGAACTCCGCCTTAGCCAGCCCCTGAGAAAGACCTTCTGAGAGGGCCTGCTCCTTACGATGCTCTCGTAAAAGTTCAGCCTTTTTATGATGAGCATCTTGGAAAGCGCAAGCGAGTCCCTGCCCTCAAGCAGCAAAAGCGCACGGCGCGTCTCTGGCCCCCACTTGCCGTCCATAGCAACATCCTGCCCCAGACTGACGCAGGCGCGCTGTGCAATCTTTGCAGTATTGCCAATCCCGTGGTTCACCGTGATGTCAAAGAGGATCATATCCACGGGAGCGGAGAAAGAGCCCCAGCCGTACCTGTTCCAGAAATTCCTTTTGTAGATGGCAACGGCCTCATCCCTGGAAAGCGCCTCAATGACATTATGCTTCACCAGCCCGGCGTTAAAGGCTGCATTCAGCGTCGACTGAGTGATACCACGGTTAGTAGCGCCGCCCTTATCAGCGGGATGGTTTACGTACCCGCCCTCCCATTTCAGCGTGAAAGAGATAGCTCTGTTAAAGCTCATCACTTTATCCCGTATTTCTTATAAAGCAGCTCTATGCGCTCGTCCACGCTGAGGCCGGAAGCGGCCTTTATCTCATTACTGTCCACCTCAAGGAGCGATGCCGCCTTCTTTGCCGCAGCAGGAGTGACGGAGGCTATATCCTTATCAGTCAGCAGGTTCAGCTTCTCGCAGACAAGGTCCACCAACAGCCCGAAAGCGGGCCCGTCGAAAGGCTCCGCATACCAGGGCAGCCTTACCGTTTCATCGAGCCTGCGGATAACATTGGCCCGTTTTTCAGCGCCCGTAGCGCCGGGCAGCTCCTTTTCAGCCGCTATGACGAGCTGCACCGCCCAGAGTTTCAGCCCTTCCGTAAGCCCGCCAGTCAACCTTGCAAAAATCTCTTTGATATTCATTACAAAGACTCCTTTCAGTTATCCTTTGCCGTTCTCGGCAATACCTCTTCAATTTCTCCCACGCGCCGTTTTATGGACTTAACATCCTGTTCCACAACGGCCAGCCGCTCCACCGCGTTATTGTGCTTGTCCATTTTTTTCTCAAGAGCGGCGACCCTCCAGAGCAGAGTGCCCCAGACCGCCGACAGCCCCAGAAGATAGACCACGATGTCATTTGTCAGTTGAAATCCCTCCATAAAGCGCCAACCTTTCAATTAAAAAAGGCCGCTTGCAATAAGCGGCCAATGCCCGATACCCTTTATGCGAAATCCTTATGCCTCTGGCGGAAAATCTTCAAACAGCTTCATCGTCAAAGGCCGTAGGCCTACGCTTGGGTAGGACTCCGGCACCAGCACGTAAGGCGCGTCCGCGTGAGGCGTGAAAGCGAACCTGTAGAGGCAAAAGTCCTGCACCTGCCACGATGCGTCGGCTCCGGCCCATAATGTTGACGCAGATGGGAACCATATCCCGAACCACACCTTCATCGGAATTTTAGGCACATGCGTCGTCACGGTGGTCACGAGCGTCCCGTCCTTGTAGAAACTGATCTCCTCGGGTGAGGTGTTCCAGTCTATCTTGAGGTCGTGAACAGCCCCGTCGTTTACTGCGCCGTTCGGCCACGGCAGAAAGCAGTCCGTGTACTCGCTCCAATAAGCAGGGTCGTTCGTGGCGCTGTACATCGGGTCCGACCTCGGCACATCGCTATTAGGTACATCCCAGTTTCGAAGCTCGCCGAGCCATGAGTTGAAACGCCCGTTGTCAAAGACAGATGCTTCCTGATCCGCATCAGTTTTGAGTGCGCTTGGCGTCTCGATGTCTATCTCGTGGTTGCGGACAAGATAATGACCGCTCTCTGCGTCGCCGGACCTGTGTATCCCGTCGCCCAGTATCTCCTGCCATAAGTTGTCTCCCGGGTATGACTCCTCGTAATGGAAGGTCCATATAGCGCAGCAGGCCCCGGGAAGCGGCGGAAACTTTACGCGGAACTCAAATGTGCCTGGAGTGAAATACCTCTTTGAGACAAGGCAAGCGCCTACCCTTGTGCGTCTGGCAGTCGAGTTGCCCCTCCTGTCCACGCCGAAATAGTGGCTTCCGTTATAGCCGTCGCCGTAACCTCTGGCGTAGACGCACCCTGCATCGGCGTCAATGCGAAGAAGGTGAGCGGAACACCCTCCGTTCTGCCCTCCCCACGACTTGTGCGCGGCGTCCCACAGCTTCATCGTCTTGCCTGGGTCCTTAAAATCGTCAGTCACAGCCTCTATACAAAGCAGGTCGCTGAAATTTTTTATGTTCACCCGTTTCAGAAGATGATGTTCGCCGTGCTTTGTGCAGTATATGCTGTAAAATCCCGTTGCAAGCCCGGGCGTCTTGACGCCTATGTAATTTCCATCCGCGTACCACTTATAGACGCGGTTGTCCAACGGGAAAACATCTCCAGCGCTGCTCTTGGCGTAAACTCGCGGGATGATTTCAACATCAGCCAGAGCCGCGACCTCCTCGGCGGCCGGAAGCCCCTTGCGGATACGCAGCAGCCTCAGACGTCCCCTATAATGCGGAGCTTCACCGCCGGAGTATGACTGCTGATTGTATGGCAGTGCAATATAGGAATCGTCTGGCGGAGAAAAGCCCCATGAGTCGGAGGCGACGCGCAGAGTAACGTCTGACTCCTTATCCGCGCCAAAGAATGGGACGACCGGCGCTGCGGTAATCGCATAAGGTAAAGTTCCATACAGGACTCCGTTGACATAGACAGAGAGCTGTCCGTTCGGGCCGTCCCAGGCAAAGCCCAGCACGGAACCCGCAGCCACCGCGCTTTTCCAGTTTGTCCCGCCTCCCGTCTGATGGTCCCAGCGTCTGCCGTTATGTGCTGCAAAACACCAACCTATAAGCGCCGGCGACTTTGACAGGTCCGCATCCTCGTCGCAGACCCCGAACCACAGATATGTCCCTGAGTTATACACCATCTCCCAATAGCACTTATCGGAAGCGCCAAGAGATGCGTTGACCGCGCACGAGGCATGGTTGTAGGTTGTGTCCGACGACGCCGTAAGGAAATCCTCGCTGAAAGAAAACTTCACGGGCGCGCTGTTCGTGTCCCATGTTGCCGGCACCGCTCTGAAGCTGTATGCCAGCCCTCTGCCGGCGTAAAGCTTGTGACGGTCTGCCTCGACTTGAGAAGCAGTAGTGTCGATCTGCAGGTTCCCTATAGAAGATGCGGCAGCGCCATTCACATACAGTATGCAGTCCGCAGGCCTATCCTGCTTATAAGTGATATAGACCGAATACCATACCCCGGTCTCCATTACGCCTGTGAAGGCGCTCGAACTCTCGGCCGCAGACTTGCGTACATATTCGCCGCGACCGTCAGGGTTTATGCGGAAACCCATACAGATGTCCTCGTCACCCGTAAACAAGACCCATCTGTAAGTTCCAGGAGTCGGCAGACTGTCCAGTAATATATGAAAGCCAATGCCGAACGCGGCGTCGGAAGCGTTGAAATCCACGTCAGAGCTCGTCAGGTCCTCCCAATCCATGCCGGCGTCTCCCTGCGGGACCGTAAGCCAGTGCTCCCCGTCCAAGAAAATAGAATCGAAGGGGTAGCCGACATCTGCGTCGCTGCCCTCAAGCTCGATGTTTGCGAAGTTCTGCAGCCCGTCCGCGCGGTTGGAAAAGAGCGTCCACAGAGCGCCATAACTGGTGCCAAGCGCTACGCTTTCGGGCTGTTGGAAAGGCATAGGGCAGTTGAGGTCATATTCGTCCTGAGTGAAGAAGCGGTAGAGCGTTTTAACGTTAGCGTTTACCGTGTTTATCGCGTTAGTCATCAATCGAAGCCTCCCATCAGGAAGTACGTGTACTGCGGCGTCACCGCATCGAGCATTATCCCGCCGTATTTCGCAGGGTCGCTCCACTGCAGCGTCTCATTTTCCACGATGCAGTTGCCGTCCTTGACTACGCTTACCTGCCCACCGCCTGCGTTGCGCACCATGCAATGAAAACCTTCAGGCAAGCCGGAGCTTGGCAGGTGGACGGTGCAGGCATCCGGCGTGTTGAAAATCACCCTGCGTGCAGCGTGGCTCTCGCTCAGTGTGATGCTCGCTGTCAGGACCGGAAGCTGTATGGTCGGAAATATTGAAGAACCTGTATCGCCCTTCTGTCCTTTCAAGTCGACCGCGCCGCCGTCCGTACCGTCAGGGTTTAAGATAATGAGACTTGTCCCGCTCCACTTATGAGCGGGTGCTGGCCCGTCCAGTCCTTGAAATGAGAACCAGTGCTCGCTATCCTCCTTAGGAGGCGTATTGCCCTGGACCGCTATAAGGCAGCAGTAAAACACAGTTGCGCCGCTCTTGTTTGCCGCGCGTACAAGGTCCCTTTCAGCGTATGCCACGCCAAGCTGCCAGACCCCTTTGTCTGTAACGGCGGAATCTCCCGGCTCTCCCTTTATCCCAGCGGCGTCGACGAGCCTTGTCTTGTAAAGGTGCATCAACTCGGTCACCTGCTGCGAGACCAGCGCGTTCATGCCCCATTCGGACGAATCTCGCACGATAAGGTAGCTCTGCTCGCTTGCGCTTTCGTCCGGATATGGTATGTCTATCGTCATCTGCGTGTCGCTCGCCACCTCTACAACTATGTAAAAATGGCTGTGGTCCACGCTGAACTTGTCTCCGACCGCCACGCACTTATGCCAATATGTGTCTGTGCCGGTCACAGCAGCGCTCCCCTGCGTGACGGCGACAGTTCCTTCTTTGTATGGCAGCATTTATATCACTCCCCAGTGAAAGGCAGTTTTAAACGGATGGCGTCAAAGTCGGCCGTCATGGCGGCGAGTTTGCCAGAGCGTCCGGCAGCGGCCTCAGAGAGCGCCTCAAGCTGTTTTGCTATCGGCCACGCCCTGAGGTACTCGTCCTTCCTGCGGCTCTGTACCTCTTTTTTGCTTGGGCTGTGTTCAACCTTCAACTTTAAGGACCCCTTTCCAGTCGATATATGGGAACGAACGTACAGTGGCTTCATATCCGCCCGGCAGAGGCGTTTCATACGTGAACTGCCCGTCTTCCACACGATATGTTTGATTGTCTCTCCTGACATTCACGGTGCAGGGCAATGGAAGCCCCGTAAGCGTGTTCTCTGAAATCTCTATATGCATCGTCGGCCGTTCCAGTACCTTTTTCGCAAGAGAATCGTAATAGAACAGCTCGGGGTCGTAGTAGCCATGCAGTGCGCATGTATCCATCTTCTCCGCGCCATCAGCCGACGAATGGTATTCACTGCCGAGTATCCTGCCTGTTTCATTTTCGTAGCGTGTGATCCACATCCTGCATCACCTTTTCATGTGCAGCACGGACATGGAGTGCGAGCGGATGTACGTCCCCCATTTCGTGCTATAGTCTCCGCCGTTTCCCAGCTTCCACAGCGCATAAAGATATACAGTCCCGTCCGCAGGCGGTATCCATGAAAACTGCTCGCTGTAGCTCATATTGCTCTGGTCTGCGCCGCCGAAATTCTTTTGATAGATAACGCTCCCCTCGTTGATTATCCTATCGCTGAGCGCTCCGTCCGCGCAGTTCACCGGTATGTCGTAATTCGTATAGCTGGCCGCGAGCATAAAACTGGTACCTTCATAGTCCTCTGCGGAATACCAGTTCACTGTTATCGTCACCATTGCGGGACGCCCCGCAACCATTTCCCCGATTTTTAGCTTAGGTACAGTAGGCAGCGGATACCAGCGGATGTTCTCCCCGTACACGCCGGCCCACGAGGGGCTCTGCGCGCCTGTGCACAGCGCGTAGGTAGTAACGGCGTTGTTTGCGATTTTCAGCGTCCCGATGGCGGCGTCCTGTATATAGACGTTCCTCATAGAGATGCGCTGCACCCCGTCCACCGTCCCCATTGCGAAGGGGTACTCGCCGCCCGCTCCTGGCGAGCCTAGCATGAAGTTGTCCACGTCTATTATCATGGAGCTGCTCCGGCCTGAGCCTATGAGCTCTATGCCGGAGACGTGTCCCTCCGAGCTTATCTTTACGGCCCACTTTCCTGACATCCCGTTTACGCTCTCCTTGACCTCCTGCACCGTGGCGCTGTTTTCGCCCACCGTGGTCTGTATGGTGTCAATGCTGCTTGAGAGCGCGCCGTCCTGCGTCACCCTGCTCGTGCGTTCTTCCGCTATGGCGGCCGTATTGTCCGCTATGGCTGCTGCAAGCAGCAGGCGCGAAGCCGCTTCAGCCAAGATGTCCTCTTCGATTTTCGTCGTAAGCTCCTGCTTTGCCACGGCGATGCCAGATTTCAGCTCGTCGGTGTGGTTGGAAAGCGTTGTGTCGTTCAGCAGGATAGTTTCAGCGAGTTTTTCATATTGCCCGCTGAAATCTTCTTTCAGCCACGCGATCTCGTCCTGGAGATATGGGTTGCTCTGGAGGATAGCTGCCACCATGGCGCTGTGGCTGCCCTGTTCGCTCTTGCCCCAGACGCCGCGCTCGCTCGACCATTCGCTCTTCTTTCCATTTATGCCGACGCTGCGTATCCAGTAGTATCTGCCGGTGAAGCTGCCGATATGGTGAGTGAACTGGTTTCCCTCAGACTGGCAGAGCAATGCCGCCATACTGACATCGTCATCCGCGCCGCAGTAGATTTCAGCCGAAGCGAAGTTTGCGTCTGATGGTATCTCCCAGTTGAGGATGATCGTTCCAAACCAGCCCTCCGCAGTGAGGTTCATAGGAGGGACCGGGGCCGCCTGGTTTATATGATAGGTATAGGCAGGCACAGCGTCGAGCGTCTGTACGCCGCCTCCGAACATGTTAAATGCCGGCAGCTTGATATACACGAGACGCCCCTCGTCCTCAGCGCGGAAGGCATATTTGAAAATACCGCTGTCGACGCGGACCAAACGTTCGCCAGCGATGTGGTCTTCCTTTGAGCTGCCGTAGAGGCCCCGTTTCAGGCTGGAGAGCTTATACCGCCCCTTTTCAAGCAGCTCGGACGTCTGGTAGGTTATCCATTCGTCGCCTATAAGGCAGAGCGTGGCGTTTGCGTCCGCGCTCGCCGCGCTGGCGCTCTGGAGCTGAGAGGCTGAATATCTGAGCTGGACGTCAACTTCGTCTGCGTCGTTAGTAATGTCCCCAAGGATCGAACCGTAGCGGTCATTGCCCCATTTTTCGCCTATCAAACTATATTGGGAGCCGTCAAAACTAACATAGACCATACAGCCGCCCCAGTCTGACTTCGTTCCGGCAACTGCGAGCCCCATCTCGCGCGAGCTCAACTGGAAGGGCAGAACGAACATTTCAGGCGTCTGGCAGCTCCCCGGGTCTACATTGGTGTCGAGAGACGGTCGGGTCGTACCTGCGCCGCCGTACCGGCTGGCAGAGAAAATCCCAGCCTCTTGCCCCACGGCGCTTATTTCCAACTCTTGTCCGTCCTCGTCTATTTGAGTGACGCGAACGATGGTCTTATCTAATCCGAGAGACGGTTCTGTGATGGCAACGAGGTCGCCGGGCTCTAGCAGGCATTTTGTCCAGTCCAAGCGGAACTTGTAGCGGTTGCGCGCATAGATGCTCTGTTTAGCTTTGAGTTCCGCAACGTACTCCGCCCGTTCTTTCGTATGGAGTAAATATACGCTTTCGGTTGAAGCTGGGCGCAGGCCGCGTCGTGCGACATCCGACAATACTTGATACTTTACGGTCTGCTTCTCGTAGCTGTTCTCTCTGTTCAAAAATTCCACAGAGCACTCGTTATAGCTCTCGCTGTCGTCCTCCCGTTCAAAGGTAACCGCCGTCCCGTCGCTGTCAGGGAGAAAATCGTCGAGCGTAAGGTCGTATTTTGGAGTAAGGTCGGGCGTATATGAAGCTCCATTTGCTAAAATCGTTTCGTCCGACAGAGGTATTATCTTGAGCCTGTCCTGCGACCATATCCCTATAGAATTCGTAGCGGATAAAATATCGTTGACTATCTCATAAGCCTTTTTCTTTTGCGTGTCTGGCGGAGTGGAGATAAGCACGTCCGCGGCCTGACAGAACGACCTGTACCGAGCGAGGCTGGCGCTGTCCAGCGCGGAGTCGTCCATACCGAGACCGTTGACCTTGTCGCAGAAGATGTATGCGATAACGTCGGCGGGGTTAGCGTCCGTTCCGTCTCCGCCGTCCGCCAGCAATCCTTTGATTTCTACGTTTATCGTAGGCAGGCTGCCGCTCGCGCCTAAGTCCATCTCTCCCGCCATATATGCGAGGGCGCTGTAGGGGAGCCAGTGAGGTCCGTGCGCAGCGCCCTCTTCGCCAGCGCCGTAGTAGCGAAGCCCTGACCACGGCGTCTGTCCTGGAGTGCCGGCAAAGAGCGTCAGGCCAAGAGCCGCGATGCTGTCGTAACTGTCGGTATTGCCCCACAGTCTTTTTATCTGCGACACCGGCCCTTCGCAGAGGGCGAGCAGGACTTTCACCGTATAAGTGTAGGTAACGCTTACGCTCGTCTGTTTGCTCCCGCCTTTGCCCCCGGAGCTTTGTTCTTCTTTATGCTCGTGGCTCTGAAAGTCGGCCCAGTCGACCACGTTTGGGCTTATTCGCGTAGTTCCGAAAACCACTGGGACGAACTCTCCATAGCTGCTCTGGTTTAGCTGGAATTCGTTGATACGGTCCGCCCGCGTCTCTGTATAGCTGTTGTTCCCGAATAATCCGCTCATGGCGTCACCTCTTTTCTGTAGGCCGATATATGCCTCTTAGCCTTGTGCGCCCCTTGCTGTCGCAGAGCATAGCGTCCCAAATAAGCGTCTCGCAGACGCCAGTGCCGATATAGGCGTGTATGATGTATGGCCAGCGAGTGATGATCCCCGCGTGCGAGATACAGCGGCCAAACTGAAAGACCGCAATGTCGCCCGGCGAGGCTGAGCATACGCATACCTCGTCACAGTATCTTTTTATCCAACCGAGGTATAACTCCTCCGAGCGGTGCAGATGCCATTCCGGGCTGTAATAACCAGGGCTTATTTCATCCTTTTTCAGAACGCCGCACTCCTCGAATACAGCAATAACGAACTGCGCACAGTCTGCGCCGGCTCCGCGAACCCTAGCATGGTGGTGATAGGGAGTGCCGAGCCAGCTATACGCAGTCTGTACAATAGCTGAGCCGCTCATACGATAGTCTCCTTGAGCGGCACAAAGGGAGCGGCACGGTTTCTCAGGTAATTATTGAATTTGTTCTCGCAGGTCGCAGGGCTCTTATCGCAGCCCGGGTATATTTTTACCTGGTCGCCGTAGCTGGGAAGGGCCGCCAGCGGCATTAGGAGTTCGAGCTTTGTGTTGCCCGAGCTGTCCCAACTGCGGCGGATAGGCGCTGTCAGTCCCGCGAGGTCGCCCGTGATGAATTCGGCTCCGCCCTCGTTGTAATAGCCGTCTTCTTCTGACAGCACAGATACCGTAACGACAGACGCGCTTTCTGCACTGACTACGATCCCATCTTTCTTCCAGTTTTCTATGTTGAGGCCGCATCCCGTCCCGTACAGGCTCCATGGGCAGTTAGGATAGTATTTTTGAAGAGGGAAGTCGACGTTGAGCCAGCGGACCGCGCTTTTTATCTCAAGCTGCAGTTCAAGACCGCCGCCCGACTTTATCTCGACATAGCCTCCGAAGAGTTCTACGACGCCCACGACTTCGCCTGGAGAACGCATAAAGCAGCGGCTCAGCGTAAGGCGCGACCCGTCCATGCCGCCGCTGTGCGCGACGCGCATTATAGGCACGCCCCCTATCTTATCCTCCCCGCCGATGTACAGCGTTACAGCGAGTTTGTCCACTTCTATCCTGCTGTTCATTTTGAGCTTGCCGCGCTTGAACACCGGCCGGTTGGAAGAGGCGAAAAGCCTGCCGTCATCAAGCAGCACCGGCAGGCCGTAATCCGCGTAGCGATAGACTGCGCCGCTTTGCAGTATAAGTTCGTAGATGTCGCATACATGAAAGGTTTTCGATGTGTCTAGGAATGTCTTTAGTTCGGCGCTGACATTTTTCATCTTACAGTCACCAGCTTCATAGCGCTCTTCTGCGTGTCGAGATAGAGCGCCTCAAATTCAGTCTCATCGTCAGCCATCGCGACGCGCCAGTAATACTCAAAGGACGCTGTTATTGCGGTCCCCGCCGCAGGCGCTTGCGCGAAGCGGATTATCCCGCCGTCCAGCAAGGCAACCGGCGTTACAGCATCGTTAACATATACCGACAGCGTTTCAGCTTTAATGTCCGTCACCGGCAGTGCGAAGCTATTCATGAAACGGCGGAGTTGAAAAGCTGTCCGCGTTCCGTCGCCAGTTCCTAGAGAAACATTATCTACACGGCGGTCCTCAAAGTCGCGCCAAAGAAAAGGCGTTAGACGGCCGCAGAGCGAGCAGATAAAGCCCTGCACCAAGACAGCCTGCGCGTCGTTAAGCCCGACAAGAGAGCATTCTATCTCCACCTCGGGGTATGCCCAGTTCGTCATGGCTTTGCGCGCGCCAGTCGCCGACTTTTTTACCGTGGTCTCCCAACGTACTGTCTTTTTCGAGTTCCACGCAACAAAAATGTCTTCTGGAAATATGGGCAGCGTCATCATGCCATTCCTCCCAGCATTGCAAATTCGCGACCGCGCCGTTTGAAATACTTCTCCAGCGAGCGGCCGCCAGTCTCGTCGAGCCATGCTTCGAGGCTTTTAGAATCCATGGCGCTGAGGTTCACTACTATAGGACTGGCGGACTCTGCATTCTGCGGCGTCTGTGCGCTTATGCCCTCTGCAATACGGCGATAGGCCGAACCGCTGTCCTGAACAACGCTCTCGTTGTAGCGCCCTTCTCCTACCATGGCTAGAGTCGGTCCCGTAACATAGCCGCCATCTGCGAAGGGGATTATGGACAATCCCTGCGACAGTGCGTGAGTCGCGCTTATAGCGGCCATTGCCGGCGCGCTGTTCGCTCCAAAGGTTGCAAGCGAAACTGCTGCAGCAGCGGGAGCCCATGCGGCTGCGGTAGCGGCGGCGGACGCGACGGATGCGGCGGTCTGAGCTGCTGCCGCCGATTTTCCTATCACGCTCTCCATAAGTATCCCGGCGACCTTTTTTGCGTAGAAGTCGACTACCGTTTGGAGCAGCGCCTTGCCGAAAGCTTTCAGCGCGTCCTCAGCGCTGGCCGTCCTCATTATGATGTCGCTGAGGCTTTCTGCGATACCGTCGAATGCCGTGGAATACAGGTCTGCATAGAGCTGCGCGGTGGTAGCCATTGAGGCGCGCGTTGCCTCCTCGTAAGTCTCCATCATTGACTGCATCGCATCGTAGTTGTTGAGCCGCAGCACGTTCTCGGCGGAAAGGGCCTCCTGTAGCTTTGCAAGCGAGCTCTGGGAATAGGCTTCGTCAAGCTCTGCCTGAATGTCCTTACACTGACGGTAATATTCTAATTTCTCGTCCTGCAGTTGCTTGAAGCGCTCAAGCTCGTAATCGTTGAGCTCCGTCTGAAAATCAAGATCGCCCTGCGCCGTGACCTTATACGCAGCGCCAGCGGCGGAAAGCGCCTCGATAATATCCTGTTTGTGATTTTCAGTCGCATCGGCGTATTCTGAGGAGATGCGCGCAAAAAAGTCTGAAACGGACTGAATATCGTCGGCAGCGCCGGACTCCATCTCAAAGATGCTTTTCTGCGAGCCCTTAAGGCCGCCTGCGTTAAGTTCGTTTTGAATATCCGCATAGCCGGAGGTTATCTCCTGCATGGTGCGCTGCTTTTCTTTTGCTTCGTCGTTTAAAATATTGCGGCGTTTTTCAGAATAGGTTTCCTCAAGCCGCGTAAGGTCGCGCTGGTAATTTGCGTTTGCGCTCCTTGTCTCGCCGAGCGTTTTTACCTCGTCAGCGTACCATTTGTCCAGAACGTCCATTTTTGTCCCGGTCATCTGAATCCATTCGTCTTCTATGCGATTTGATGTGTCCTTTGCCTTTTCAGCGAGCCTGTCGTATTCCCTCTGCTGCTTTTGGGCGGCGGCAGCGGCGGCTTTTGCAGCCTTCTTCTGCGCGGTTTCGGATGCCTTTACCGCTTTGGCTGCGGCTTTAGCGGCGTTGGCGTCGTAGCCGCCAGTGAGGTCTTTTATCGAGGCAAGAGCCTGGTTCAACGACCACACCGATTTTTTCGCCTGTTCTGCGGATTTTGGATCTACCTTTATGTCTATGTTCTGGACGTCTTTGCCGAGTTTTAAATCTATCCCTGCAAGCGCCATCGCCTTGTTGATGGTTGTGGTAAAGGCAATGTCTACTGTCCTATAGGCTTTGGCGAGAGCGTCGAATATCCCGGACAATATGTTCCACGCCCATTTGGTAGCAGATACTATCCCGTTCCAAAGCGCGGTCCAAAAGGGCCCGACCGCGTCCCAATTTGAATATATGAGCGCGGCTGCGGCCCCGAAAGCCGCCCCTATCGCAAGCAACGGCCAGGTCGCTGCGATCACGCTTGCCGCAAGCAGGGCAAAGGCAGGCACCGCGATGCCGACGACTGTGGCGGATATAGCCACCAGAGCAGTCTTTACGCTCTCCGGCACCATCTGGTCGAAGGCTTCTCGGATGCCGGAACCTTTCGCCACGGCAGCGAATTTGCTCATCCAATCCGCCGCGTCCTTCATTTTCGTTTTGAGGTCAAAAGCATCGGTTATAGACGCGCCTGTGCTGCGCATGATGGACTTGACGGAATCCTGCATGTTGCTGAAGCTCTGCGGTATCTCGCCCGACACCTTGTCCATCATGCCGTTGAAGCGCGAATCCAGTCCGGATAGCAGCGCCGATATGCCCTCCTTTGCTGTTATTGCGCTCTTGCGCGCCATGTCCATAGCTTCTGGAACTGAGACGCCTATGCCCTTTGCCAAGAGTTCCCATGCGGGAAGCCCCGTCTCCGCGAGCTGGCGCATCTCCTCGGCGCTTACCTTGCCCTTTGCGTTCATCTGCCCAAGCGCGAGCGTGATACGGTCGATGCCCTCCTGCCCAAGACCGACTGCCATTGCAGCGTTCCCAACAGCCTCCATGATGGGGATGACGGCCTCGGTCTGGAAGCCGTAAGCCAGCAGCTTCTTGGAGGCGTCCACAAGTCCCGGAAACTCGAAGGGGGTGGTGGCGGCGAACTGTTCCAACTGCGAGAGATGTTTCTGCGCCCTGTCCGAGCTGCCGGTTAGCACCTCAAAGGCACGCGCCGTCATCTCCATGTCCGCGTTCATCTTTACGGACGCTATGCCAAGAGCCGCTGCGCCTGCGGCGATCCACTTGAATTTGCTTGCTACCTGTTCAGAGAGCTTTATGCTCTCGGTGCCGAACGCGCTCTTTATATTGCGCTTAACGGCGTTGAGCTCTTTTCTGAGTCCCTGGCTGTTCGCCGAAATAGTGACGAGCAAGTCTGCTACCGTCATGAGTCCACCCCCTTCAGGTTAAATGTCTTTTTCAGGTACTCTTCATCGTCGTGTCGTTTCTGACGTTTCTCTTTCAGATACGTTTTGTCCCGGGCTTTAAGCAGAGGTTCTGCGAGCGTGAACGGAGGTATCTGCCTTTTAAGCGTCCGGCCGGACACCCACATAAGCTGAGATGTAAAATAGGCGTCCCGCAGGATAGCGTTATCCTCACGTACTTTTTCCTGCCTGCAGCGCCAAAGGTAGCCGTCCAGCATGGAAAGAAATTCATGCGGCTGGAGGCGGCCGAACTCCCATGGGCGAAGCAACAGAGGTCCGTAGGCCAGAGGCTCCGCCCATGCGAGCCATGAGGCTATTCCGTCGACTCCGCCGCCCTTGGTGCGTTTTTTGAATCACTGCACTCCGCCTCGTTTTCTATCTTACCGAAGATGCCGGAGGCGATGATGGCCTGGATGATAGGCACGGCAAGCTCCTCGATGCTGCCGCCTCCGTCGAAGAACTGCTCGACTTTAGCGGCCCACTGGGCTGCGGTCTCTTTACTGTGGTGCGACAGGCCCACCATGGCGGCGTTCACTATAAAATTCAGCGAGATGTCGTGCGTGGCCACGATGTTTGAGATCGACCTGCCCAGGAGCTGTTCCAGCCTCATGAGCCGTTTTATGTCGAAATACAGGAACTGGTTGCTTCCGAATACTTCAAAGGGGATGGATTTTATCATTGTCTGCCTCCATAAAATAGATAAACGCCCTCATAAGAGAGCGTTCGATTCGCCTCTAACCTCCGACTGCCGCTGTTCTTTCGCCAAGCGCCCCATTCCCCTCGATGGTGCCGGATATTTCAGCTGCGCCGTCGTGTGGGGTGGAGAGCGAGAAGTCTGTTATGCTGCCCCAGCCTTCCTGAGTGGATTCGTCCGGGTAGACGAGCTGTATGTTCACCTCTCTGCCGTTCAAAAAGGCGTACTCCAGCGCTTCAATGCCTGCGTCGGAGAGCAGCATGAGACCTCCGAGGTCTATGCTCCATGACCTAAGTCCGGCTTTCTTTGATGACCAGCCTCCGCTTGTCTTGTGGCTTACGTCGATGCTTTCGGCGCTGCGGTTAAGGTCAGCAGACCGCTGCGCGCCGATCTGCGTCCACACCGGAGCGGCTACGGTTCCCGTGTTCACCTTTAACAGATAGTCCTTGCCTACCGTTGTTGCGCTCTGCGCGTCTGGGTTTTCCGGTAATATTACGCTCATGTTATTCTGTTCCTCCTATGAATTGGATTTTCGCGGCGATAGACAGCGTGCCGTGGTAGCCGCGAGTCTCTTCTGGGAAGGCTTCAAGCGACTCTATTTCCTGCGCTATCACTGAAAAGCCGTCCGCTGAGAGGTCGAGCGGCCATGCGGTATAGGCGGCCGCGAGGTCGTCTGCTATTTCGTTTATCTCTTTTTTCCCCTCGTATTTGCTCCATATTTCCAGATTGAGCGTCACGTTGAAGACGACGGCGTTTTTAGCGCCGCTCGGTTCGCACCTGTACGCTCCGAAGCTGACGAAAGGATAAGAGACTTCAATGCTCTCTCCGTTTCCGACGTCGTCGTAGATATGCGCCGTCTGTTTTTCGCATAACAGCTTATAGACCGCCGTCTGGAATGCGGTCATTGGTATCCTGCTTATCATGGCTTTTGCAGCACCTTCTTTATATCCGCCAGGAGCTTTGGCTCTTCGGTCTTATAAGCCGGTTCTATGAAAGGGCGCGCGGGCTGTGCGGGAACTGCGACCCTCTTGTTCGTGAACCTGATTACGCTGCCGTCAGGGATGGCCAGGCATTTTCTTTTTACAGGCTGCACAGTATGCGCTTTTGTCCCGTACTCGATAAAATGCGCATAATACTTTTTCGCCCCGAACTCTCCCTGTAAGAGCTGTTTCTTCATTGAGGTGTAGATAGAATTGCGCAATGCGCCGCTTTTGCGCGGGACTTTTGCTTTTGCTCTGTAGGCCATGCGGCGCACGGCGTTGCTTATGGCGTTTTCGAGCCCGAGGCGCGACTTTGCGTCGTACCAGTCGATCTGCCGTATCGCCTCTTGGATAGCATGAGATGAGGCTGTAACGTCAACCCGCATGGCGTACCACCTCCTCGCATACAAGGGTCATGTAGCGCCTGTCGTTGTAGCCGACGCCGATTATCTTGAACTCTCTGGCTCCTTCGCGTACACGGCAGCCTACCGCTATCTCATCGTTTCGCGGTATCGTCATCTCCTGTGTCACGACTGCGGCGACTCCGCCCTGGACCATAGCCGTCTGTGCGCGCGGTTTCTTGAATTCAGCCCACGCAGTGCAGAGGACCTCCCATGTCTTCGAGCGTCCGCCCATGCCGTCAGGCGCTGTGACAGGACGCTCAATGTTAATCTTGCGGTCGCGCTTTGCAGGGTTCATTAAAAGCTCTCCCGTCTGCTGCCAAAGAGCAGTGCACGCAGCGTAAGGTTCATTGCGTGATGGTCCGCCTCGTCGCGATGTTCAAAGAGGTAGGCAGCCGCGTACATAACTGCGATTTTGGCATTTGGCTCCAGAGCGAACGCTTCGGGTTCATCGGTGCGGCATACGTCCATGCACTGCCTTTCCGCTGCGGAAATAAGCTGTGATAAAAGGGCGTCCTCGTCGTTTGTCTCAATGCGCAGATAACCTTTCATTTCTTCCAAAGTCACAAGCATTTATCTGCCCCCCACAAAAAGGCGATGCCGCTTAACAAAACGACATCGCCTGACTAAATTCTTACACTCTTATGCGCTTATGCGCTTATGCGCCCATCTTTAAGAGCTGGATGCCCTCGGGCAGGATGACCTTCCCGTCTACGCGCTCAGTCGCAAGGAAACCGACCTGCCCGTTGCCTGCATAAAGCTCGTTCAGGCGCTGGACAGTGCGGCCCATGCGGTCGGCTATCCAGTAGTTCCTGAAATCGCCGAAGGCGATGGGCAGCGCGCCTGCGGCCACAGCGGGAACATAGGGCGAGGTGTAAAGCGCATGACCCAGCAGGCGGTCAGGCTCGCCGGCCTGAACGGAGGGCTGCCAGAGGTACGCGCCGTTTGAGTCCTTGAGCTTGCGCAGGCCGGAGACCGTGATGTCGCGCATAAGGAAAACGGCGTTTCTCCTGTAGGGCGATTTCAGCGCGTAGATGAGGTCGATGAGGTTGTCTACCGTAATAGCAGAGGCGCTTCCCGCAGTGACGCCTACCGTCCCGCCGTTCTCGGTGAAGATGCCAGAAGGCTGGCCTGAGCCAGTCCCGACGCAGAACGCCTCTTCCTCTGCAACGCCGAATGCGCGCGAGAACTCGTTTGAGATATAGCCCTCGAGGTCGAACATAGAGTCCTGAAGCAGTTCGATGCTGACCTTCGCAAGGTCCGTCAGCTTAAAAGCGTCAATGGTCTTCTGCGCGAAGGTCGGATTGCTTTCTGTATAAGCTGCGTTCTCCGGCGTCCACTGAGCGGCGGAGTGAGTAGCCGCGACGGGTATCTTACGCTCTGCTGAGGTCGATATGACCTTTGCCAGGGTGCGGATGATGTTTGCTTCCTCAAGGCCCGCGACCATCTGCCTCTCAAATTCCTCCGGTACGAGGAACCCGCCGTCTGCGTCGACGCCTTCGCTCATGACGTTGTGGAGCAGGGGCTTGCCGCGAAGAGCTCGGCCGAAGTCCTCGCGATATTCGGCTGTAGCCCTGTGAGCTGTTGGCCCTCCGTTCTGTGTAATGGGTTTCTCCGTCACGGGGGAACTGGTCGGTTGCGCCAGGGCAGTGTCGCGTGCCACGCGGTCCTCTTCTATGGCTATCTGATGGGCCATAGCGTCTACCTCTTCGAGCATCCTGTCGTAGGTCGCGTTGTCCTCTGCGGAAAGAATCCCGTCCTGGGTCCTTGCGTCAAGGAACGCCTTTGCAGCGTCCCATGCCTTTGCGCGCTTCTGGCGTATTTCAAGTATTTTCTTCATGTCTGTTACCTCCGTTAAATGTATTTTCTGGCCTGCAGCTTTTGCAGGGCCTCGTCGATGGGAATGCCAATGGGCGCGTCCTGTTCAACAATTGGAGTTGTCTGAATAGGGATTGGAGAACTGTTGGAAATGAGCTTATTAAGCAGCGAGTTCGTGACCGCCCTTCTGCTGAAAGCAAAAGAGAAATCCTCCGTCCTGCTGCTTTTTGCCTCTTCGAGTATGTCGTCCGCGAAACCGAGCTCAATGGCCTTGTTCGCGTTCATGTAGGTCTCTCCGTCCATGAGATGCGATATCTTCGCTCTGGACTGGCCCGTCTTTATTTCATAAGCGTTGATGATGGACTCCTTGACCTCGCCAAGCATGGCTATAGCCTTGCGCATCTCCTCTGTATCTCCGATGGCGATGGTGAGCGGGTTATGGATCATCATGAGCGCGGTGGGAGCCATTAGCACTTGAGTGCCCGCCATTGCTATGACGCTGGCTGCGGAGGCCGCGATGCCGTCTATCTTGACTGTGACGCTGTGCGGATAGTCCATGAGCATGGTGTATATCTGGCTTGCCGCGATGCAGTCGCCGCCAGGAGAGTTTATCCATACGACGATGTCGCTCTCCCCGGACATGAGCTCGTCCTTGAAGAGCTTGGGCGTCACCTCGTCGCCCCACCAGCTCTCGTCCGAGATTACGCCGTCCAGGTAGAGCGTGCGGATGCCGGTATCCTCGTCCTTCTCCCAGTTCCAGAAGTGTTTTTTATCCCGCGCTCTGCCTGGGCTTTTTGCTATTTTTGTTTTGTCCATTTGGTGTTTCCTCCTTTTCTGTCGTTGTTCCTGCAAAAGCTCCAGCGTCCTGGAGTTTGGTCATAGCTCCGTTTATGAGATACAGGTCGCCGCCAAGCTCGGCAGGTATCCGGTCGATATTCTCAAGCTCGCGGATGTCGTTCGCGCTCATCCAGCCGTTCTGACGCGCCGTGGCGTAGCCGTTCATGCGGCTTGCGTAGTCGCCGCGCAGCAGGCCGTCCACGTTGAACTTGGTAAATAGCTCGCGCTTCTCGCCCTCCAGCAGCAGAGCCTTGTTCATAGCCTGCTCCCAGCGGATGACCCAAGGGTCCAGCGTGTACTTCACGAACTCAAGCGACTGCTGCTCGATATTGGAGAAGCTGGATTTCTCAAGGTCCGCCAGCATGTGCGGCGGGACACGGAAGATACGCGCTATCTCGTTTATCTGGAATTTCCTTGTCTCAAGGAACTGCGCCTGTTCCGGCGAGATGGCTATCTGCGTGTATTTGAGCCCCTCCTCAAGAACGGCTATCTTGTTGCTGTTGGCGCTGCCGCCGAAGGTCGACTGCCAGCTCTGCCGTATCTTTTCCGGGTCCTTGATAGTTCCAGGGTGTTCAAGCACGCCGGAGGGAGCCGCGCCGTTTGCGAAGAACTTTGCTCCATATTCCTCTGCCGCTATTGCAAGCCCTACCGCGTTCTTTGCCATTGCGATTGGGCTGTAGCCGACAAGCCCGTCATAGCCAAGGCCGAGGACATGCAAAATATCCGATGGAGCGAAGATTATGTCGCTCTGTTTATTCCTGGCTATTGCGGGCGCGTCGCTGCTGTTCCTGCGGTAACGGTAGTAGAGCTTCCCCTGCGAGTCGCGGTCCACCGTCATGCGGTCCGGCATGAGCGGGTAGAGCGCCATGACCTCGCCTCTGGCGCTGCGGATTATCTGCGCGTAGGCGTTGCCCGTGATGAGCAGGTGGTTCATCATGGTCTCGCGGAAGACGAACGAGGTCATCTCGGGATTGGGCTCGTCATGAAGCACTCGCCACAGCGGATGATTGAGATACTTTTCCTTGTTGCCGTCGCCGCAATATTTGTAGACGAAGAGCGGCAGACCGGCTATAGCCTCGGAGAGTATGCGCACGCAGGAGTAGACCGCCGTCATCTGCATCGCAGTCCTGCTGGTGACCGCCTTGCCTGAGGAAGAGCCTCCCCACAGGAAGATGCCGCCAAGGTTTTGAGGCTTATCGCGTGGTTTGAAGAAGTGTTGTAGTATTCCCATGAATCGTTACCTCCGATCGAAATTTTGGGCAAAAGAAAAGCACCTATCGTTTTCCGATAAGTGCTTACGTTTAAAATTGTATTTTCGGTTATTTACCGCCTGAGACGTGTTACTTTAGCAATGGGCTGATGGTGTCACAGCCTCTTGCAGAACTATTTATGGTTCATTAACGTCCTATACACCACTTCGCCCACCGTATTGGGAAGGATATCCATTGCAATAGGTTCGGGTGGAGTATATTTCCACACCACGCTGTCGGATTTGTCATAATCGACAAAATACGTAATATACAGTCTTTTCTCTTTAATGTTGGCTTCCCATAACTGCTTTGAATAAGCGACGTTCTTGCCATATAGTTTTGTGTCTTTGCCTGTTGGAATAACTTTGACCCAGCAGTTGCTTTTTTCATTATGGTTTTTGATGGAATCCATATCTATGTAGCTGTTATCATTCCCAAGAGCAACGCTGATTCTCACATACTTCACAGCTTCTGCTGGAAGTAGGATGGCAGAAATCGAAGCCGCCAATATAAACAGTAAAAGAATATACTTTTTCATGTGGGCCTCCATATATGACAAAAATTAATGCGTGGCTCGCATTCATTCCAACAACAGCATAACATAGTCTTCTGCAAAAAGCGCGGCTGAAGTGCGTGAATCGTACTGTTAATGCAGTTCCGTATCAAAAGAAGAGCAGTCCGCGACTGTCATATACGGAAGCGCCGGAATCGTTGCCGCAGCGGATCGCCCGGTCCAGCGCCATTATGGTGGCGACCGCGCCGTCTATCTTCTCTGTAGATTTCTCTTTATCTGCCTTTATGTTTCCGGCCGGGTCAGTGCGGATGAAGATGTTGTCCATCATCCAGCGCAGCACCGGGTTGCCGCCGTGCGCTATCTTCTCTTCCAGCGTCAGCTTCATGAGCTCCTTGGTAGGCGGGCTCATATCCTTGAAGCCCTGGCCGAAAGGAACGACCGTGAAGCCCATGCCCTCAAGGTTCTGCACCATTTGCACGGCTCCCCAGCGGTCGAAGGCTATCTCTCGGATGTTGAATTTCTTACCGAGCTCTTCAATGAACTGTTCGATGTAGCCGTAATGGACGACGTTGCCCTCGGTAGATTTTATATAGCCCTGCCTCTCCCAGAGGTCGTAATTGACATGGTCCCGTCTGACGCGCAGGTCTATGTTATCCTCAGGTATCCAGAAATATGGGAGAACGCTGTACTTATCATCTTCGTCCAGCGGCGGAAAGACCAGCACAAAAGCGGTGATGTCGGTGCTGCTTGACAGGTCCAGACCGCCATAACAGACGCGGCCCTCCAGAGCTTTCTCGTCCACAGCGAACGAACATGCATCCCACTTGTCCATAGGCATCCAGCGCACTGCCTGCTTGACCCACTGATTGAGCCTCAACTGCCGGAAGCTGTTCTCCTCGGCCGGATTCTGCCGTGCCGACTCAAACGCAGCCTTGACCTTATCTATCCCTACCGTTATGCCGAGCGACGGATTCGCTTTCTTCCACACCTTTGGGTCCGCCCAATCATCCTCCTGCGAAGCGCCATAGATGACCGGGTAGAAGGTCGCGTCGCGCTTGCGCCCCTCTAAGATGTCGAGCGCCTTCTGATGGACCTCCCAGCAGATACTGTTCTGGTTATCGCCAGCGGTGGTGATGAGGAAATAGAGCGGCTGCATCCTCGCGTCCCCGCTGCCCTTCGTCATAACGTCGTAGAGCTTGCGGTTGGGCTGCGTGTGGAGTTCGTCGAAGACGACACCGTGCGTGTTGAAGCCGTGTTTATTGCCGACGTCGGCGGAGAGCACCTGGTAGATGCTGCCGGTCGGCTGGTAGATGAGCCTTTTTGTAGCATCCAGTATCTTCACGCGCTTTGAGAGCGCCGGACACATCCGCACCATGTCTGCCGCGACGTTGAAAACGATGGACGCCTGGTTTCTGTCTGCAGCACAGCCGTAGACCTCGGCTCTTTGCTCGCCGTCTGCACAGGTGAGCAATAAGGCCACGGCCGCAGCGAGCTCAGACTTACCCTGCTTCTTTGCTATCTCTATGTATGCAGTATTGAACTGTCTGTAACTATTTGGTTTTAACGTGCCGAACACGTCCCGGACTATCTGCTCCTGCCAGTCTATGAGCTCGAATGGCTTACCCGACCAGGTGCCTTTTGTATGGCAGAGCGCTTCGATGAAGGCGACCGCATAGTCGGCGGCGGCTTTGTCGTAAGTCGAGTCCTGCGCTTTGAAGCGCGTCGGCGTGTATTTTTTCAGTTTTCTCATCTGCCGCCTCCTTCCGGGCAAAATAAAAGACACCCTTACGGTGTCCGTCTCTTTTATCTATAACGAGATACAGCCCCTTGTCAGGGCTGGCTCTCTGTAGCTTTCTTGTTTATCTATTTTCCGCAAGTAGCAGCTCTAAAGCACACTGTGTCTCCTGATCGGCCGGTTCTAAGTCCCAGCCCCTGTCATAGTGGCAGACCGTTGTGCCGCCACGCCTGATGGCCAGCTTGCTTATCCTGCCGCCGTCGATGCCGTACTGCGAGCCCTCTTCAAACTGCTTCATTTCGTAATGGAAGATGCTGTTTCCAATTTTAAGCGTTCCTGCCTTCCACATTTCCGCCGCCTCCTATCTCTTGTTCCAGCGGCTGTCAATCTCGGCCATCAGCTTGTGGTTGCGGGCGATGAGCTCCCTTTTGCGTTCCGGCGTCGCTGTCCTCAGTTCGCTGCGGTTTCTGATCACCTCGGCCTCAAGTTCTTTGTAGCTCTTTGTCATTGTCTTGCCCTCCGTCGTCTGTTTTCCGCGTGCCCCTCTTTCGCGGTAGTGTATATATCACTCTAAAGGGATAATATAGCAAGTCATTTCTTAAGGGATATGTGAAACTATTTTTTGCCGCCGTCGTCAAAAACCTTAGTGTGGCTGTGGATGGTCTCCAATATCTGCTGCTGCTCATCGTGCGCGATCCCCAGCGATGCAAGGGCCTCCATGATGCCGCAGTCCGGGCATATGAGCGTGGCGTTGTCCTTCCGTGAAAGCGCGGGCTCGCCTGTGTAAGACTTGCCGCAGATAGGGCATATTTTTTCACTCTTCATCTTCTAATCCTCCCTGCTTAACATGTATGCGTCTCTAAGGTATGCGCCGTCAAAGCTGAAATCGCGGTAACCGGCAGCGCAGATTTGTAAATACTCGACGGACGGGATCCCCAAGGACCGCTCTTCGTGCATGATATACACGAAGGCAGTCAGGCGCTTTGCCTTGTGGTTCTTGAAGCCCGTTACGTTGAGCTCCATCTCCGTCTTGTAATAAAAATCCGGGAAGCCCTCGTAAATATCTAGCCGCGCTTCATCCTCCGCCGTGACCGACCATATCGCAACCGGCACTCTGAAGCCCTCCGCAGGCTCTATGGTGAGATATGCGCCAGTCCCGCTGCCCTTGAAGAGCAGCCTGTAATTTTCAATGACCGCAGTCCCTGCCGCCTTTGCGCCTGGGCATCTCATTTCCATCTGACCTTTGTTGAGGTTGCTGCCGTATGCGATGTAAAACCGTTTGTTGTTCATAGAGTGAGAATCTCCTTTCCCCAATCGGGTCCTTCTACCACCACAAACCCGCCGAAGCGGGGCTGGTGGGGCCCGTGCGGGGGCCTATCTCCTTCAGGCCGCGTTCCTGCCGCTCCTGAAGGCCGCGTCGCCGCTGAGCCGCCTGGTAAGGATGTCTCTTGCCGTTGTGAACTCGTCCCCTATGAAGCCGAGGCGGAGGAGCCAGGTCCTCATCGCGTATTTCGGGTTCTCGTGCTGCTGCGGTTTCGGGCTCGCGCTCTTTGCCGTCTTCGCCATCTGGGAAAGGGCGAGGCAAAGCTGGATGTAGCTCTTGAGCTGCCCTGCGTGTATGCCGCCCTTGCGCTCCGCCGAAGGGTCGTCGAACTGGAAGAGCCTGAACTCTACCGTCCCCTTCGTGAAGGTCGCGTGGAGGTTGAGCATCCTGTAGCGCGAATCGTTGTAATGGGCGTTCCTGCTGTCGTAGGAGTTTGCGTACCAAAGGTCCGCCAGTTCTGCCATCGTTTCGGGCTTGCGGTCGTTGAGGCGTTTCAGGAAATCCTGGTCAATCGTGCGGCAGTATCTCTGCGTCCTGCCGAAGTCTATGTTCATGGCTTCGACCAAAAGGCTTTCGTGGCTCGCCATGAGGTTTGCGAGGTTCCTGAGCGTCTTCGCGTTGTGGCCGGAAGCTCCGATGTGGCAATGCACCCCGCAGCCGTGCGCCGGGTCGCTCACCGCGCCTGCGCGTCTGAGTTCTCTTGCTATCTCCTGCAGCGGCTCTATGTCGTCGTAGGTGAGTATCGGGGTGGCGAGTTCCGTTTTTTCGGTGTCGCGGCGTGCCTGGATGCTGACGTCGCGGGTTATCTTCCAGGTGCGTCCCTGTCCGTCTTTGCAGCTCCATGCGTCGTAGCTTCCGCCGTCGTGGTTCACCGTGTTCTCTGTGCCCAGGTAAGCGGCTATCGTCCTGCATGCTTTTTCGCGAGTGATGTTCGCCATCTCAATCTCTACTCCTATTGTCTGCTGCTTCATTTCCTCGATTTGGCCTGCTGTTTTTGCGTTCATTGTCGTGCCCTCCGTTTTTGTGGTGTGTTTCTCTGTGGCACTGTATTAATCACTCTGAACGCAGATAATAGCAAGTAGATAATATGATAATACGCTAAATTCTTTTTAGGCCGAAACTCGGCCCTAACTTCTGTTAGCCTCGTCTATGACCCGGCAGCTATCCTCTCCATACACCACCGAAAGCGAGCTGCCGCTGTCCCAGCGAACCATGATGGAGCCTATGTCGTCGACTCCGATGACGCTGCCCATCGTGCCTATTGGCGGAGCCTGCGCGTCGTCCATGCGGAGCAGCTCTACGCGTGTTCCCGGCCTGTAGCGCTCACGGAGCCGCTGGAGGGCCTCTCTTGAAATCAATCGCATGTCGGGGCCTCCGCAGCGGTCTCGTTCAACGTGGCGGGGATCACGGTAATGGACATGGCAGCGGGCGCGGCTGTTGCTGCGTCATCTTCTGCTTTGTGTCCGCTCTTGAAAGCGGAGGAGCCGGAGAAGTTCGAAAGGAGCGTCTTGCGGACCTCCTTGTATTCCGCGCCTATGAAGCCGAGGCGCAGCAAGAAGCAGCGGAAGGCGTATTTCTCGTTGTCAGTCTGCTTCTCCCTGGCGGTGACGCGCTTCTGCTTCTTTGCCATTTCAATCATCCGGCAAATGAGCCTCGTTGCCGCATTCGTTATCTCCGGCGTCGGCGTATGCTCGAACCAGGGAAAGCGGATGGTTGTATCTGTGAGCTCTATGGCAAGCCCGTCTGCCCCGAGCGCCTTTGTTATGAGCGCAGCTTTGCTCGCGACCGTGAGACGCAGCCGTTCGACCGCAGCTTCTGTTATTCCTGCAAACGGAAGCTCGATGCAAAGGCCGTCTATTGGTTCCTGTGCTTCTGCCAGAAAGCCTCTCTCAGCCAGGGCCTCGATGAGATGTTCGACCTCTTCGGTATCTGCGCGGTCGTCGAAGGAAAGCGTGCCTTCCTTGTCGATGGTGAAATAGTCTACCGTGTAGGCGAAGGAGGGCGCTCCCATATACTTTGCCTCGCACCCGAGTATCGCGGCCATCGTCTCCACCAGTTTCTTGCGTTCCGGTCCTGTTGCGTTATAGCGGATTTCCATGTTCATGCCTCCTAATGTTTTGGTAGGCGTATTAATCACTCTAAAAGCACAAAAAAGCAAGTCATACCAGCGATTTATGTGCTTCAAAGAGAACTTGTTTTATTCATATTTCATGTCATAAAAAGAAGCGGCCTCGGGAAATTTCTTCTCGAAGTCGCTCAGGTATTTATAACAGGCGCTCTCTTTTCCGTTTGCTTCCGCAAATTCACGCAGGCTTTTCTTCTTGAAAAAGCTCGGCTGATTGCACCAGCGGGCGATGGAGACGTAAACGCCTCGGTATGGGCTCTCCTTGTACCGGATGAACCGCATAACATAAGGCAGGCAGCGGTGCTGCATGAGTATCCTTATCCGAACGAGCAGGTCGAAAACGTCCTGCCGCCAGAAGTCAGCGTCCCAACGGCCTGCGCGGTCGAAACCGCAGAAGCAGTAGAACTTCATCACCGAGTTCGTGTATTTCCTTGCGAGCTCTATCTTCTGCTCGATTATCTCCCTATCCTCGATGTCGTCGAAAGCGAAGCTGTAATCTCCGTCGTATTTTGCGGAAAAGAGCATGGAGCACTTCTCGTCTGTGAGGAGCCTTTCGTCCAGTCCCTGTCTGAACTGGAAGGGCCGGCCTGTATCTTTGAGCTCCGTGAGCTTTGTTTTCCAGTCTGGCAGGCCGAAGAAGTTATCGTCCTGGAGGCATATCTTCCTGCGCGTCGGGTCGTAGAACTCGGCAAGCGGGCTGTGGGGCGTTACCTTGTCATAATTCTGATTGACGCAGAAGGGGCATTTCCTAAAGCAGCCGCGAGTGAGGAAGCCTATGGAATAGTCTGTGTAGTAGATGAACTCGCGCTTGGGTTTCCCATCTCCTATTTGTTTTTCCACCCATTCGTAGTACAGGTGGTAATCCGGCATATGATGCTCTATCTCCACCGGCAGCGCGGGCGCTTTGTCATAAAAAAAGCCCGTGCCTCCGTATGAGAGGTTGGCCTGCTTAAGGACTGTCTCCGGGACTTGCGTCTCCGTGAAGACCTTTGAGAGATACACATTATCGAATTTATCCAGGCCGTCATAGTCCGTCTTTAGCGTGACCTCGTCATCCTGCGCTTTATGATATGCGGAGAGCTTCATGCAGGCGAGGTTTGGGAAGCGGTGGCGCTTTAGCCCTATGAGCTCGGCGTCAAGAATCGCTATCCTCATGAGGGACCACCTCCGCGTATTGGTATGTCAGACCGTCGCGTTCTACGGTAACGTTCTCTGCTGTTCCGGCCTGCTCGATGTAACGTTTGACGATGACGTCGCAGTATTTTTCGTCGAGCTCGACTGTATTGCAGGAGCGGTCCGTCTGCTCGCAGGCGATAAGTGTGGAGCCGGATCCGCCGAATGGGTCGAGCACCAGCGTGTTGCTCATGGAGGAGTTCATGATGGGATATGCAAGCAGCGGAACGGGCTTCATCGTGGGATGGTCGCCGTTCTTCTTGGGCTTGTCGAACTCCCATATAGTCGTCTCCTTGCGTCCCGCGTACCATTGGTGCTTGCCGCTTTTCTTCCAGCCGAATATGACGGGCTCATGCTGCCATTGGTAGGGCGAGCGCCCGAGCACAAGGGACTGTTTCTTCCAGATACAGCAGCCGGACAGGTAAAAGCCTGCGTCGGCAAAGGCTCTCCTGAAATTGAGCCCCTCCGTGTCTGAATGGAAGACATAAATGCTTGCGTCGTCCGCCATGACCGCCGCCATGTTCGTGAAGGCCGCGAGAAGGAAATCGTAGAAGGCGTTATCCTTCATGTTGTCGTTCTTTATCTTGCCGGCCGGCCCTTTGTAATTTACATTGTACGGAGGGTCGGTCACCACCAGGTTGGCCTTCTTGCCCGCCATGAGCAGCTCAAGCGTCTCCGGTTTGGTGGAGTCTCCGCAGAGCAGCCTGTGTCTGCCTAGGGTCCAAAGGTCGCCGGCTTTGCTAAATACAGGTTCTTTGAGCTCCGCATCCACGTCGAAATCGTCGTCATGGACGCTGTCTTTGAGCGTATCCTTGAAAAGGTCGTCAATCTCGGCGGGGTCAAAACCTGTGAGCGAAACGTCGAAGTCGGAGCCCTGGAGGTCCGCTATGACGAGCGCCAGCTTATCTTTGTCCCATTCGCCGGAAATCTTATTGAGAGCTATGTTTAGAGCTTTTTCACGCGCCTCGTCCAGTTCTACGACTACGCAGTCCACTTCCGTGGTCCCCATATCCTCCATGACCTTCAGGCGCTGGTGGCCGCCAACGACGTTGCCTGTGGTCTGGTTCCAGATAACGGGTTCGACATAGCCGAACTGCTCAATGGAGCGTTTGAGCTTTTCGTATTCCGCGTCTCCGGGCTTTAAGTCCTTGCGCGGGTTGTATTTTGCAGGATTCAGTTCCGCTATTTTTAGTCTTCTTATTTCCACTTTACTTACCTCTCCTTGCGTTGAGCAGGCGCTCCATAACGTCGTCCTGCGGGTTCGCTCCGCCATATTCGCCGGTGCAGTTTTCCTTCACTATCTGGAATATTTCAAACCAGAGCCGGTTCGTCTGGCTCATATAGTTCTGGCCCATGGCCACGTACGGACTCTGTATGGCGTTCCCGGTAGTCGGATGACGGGCGAGAAAGCCGTAGCTTGACACCGCCTCTTCGCACTGTATCCAGCGGGCGACGCTCATGGCGTAGCGCTCCAGGAGCTGCGGTGAAACGAGCGCCGCGCAGCCGCGTTCGCTGAGCCATGTCCATGTATTTTTGTAAATCTCTGCTGCGACGAACGTCTGTCCGTCCTTCTGCTCGGCGGAGAGCATCTTGCTCGGCTCCGGCATTACGATGCCTTCGAGCGCGGGCGCGTTCTTAAACTCCATGACCGTGAGCGCCCTGCCGCCAGGGTTGCCGTCCGCGATCTTGTCCGCCAGAGGTTTCTTTTTTGCGCCGGCTCCTGGCCTAGCGCCGCCTCGGTTCGTTCCGTCTTTTGCCACTCACATCGCCTCCTTGGGCAATTACCCTGTCTGAATCCGCGTTTTTTAACGCGAAGCCCCACGCCGCTGTCCTAAAATATTTGTTTTAGAGATTTAGATTCCCCCAGGTCATCATCTATCGTGCCAGCGGTCTCCCATCTCGACTGTGATGCGCGAGTGGCACGACTTGCAGAGGGCCATGAGGTTTGCCTGCGCGTTGCTGCCGCCCTTGGAGAGCGGCAGGATGTGGTGGACCTCTTCTGCCGCAGTCAGCCTGCCTTGCTTCCTGCACTCCTCGCATAATGGATGCGCCATGATGAAGCGGTCGCGTATCCGTTTCCATGACCTGCCGTAACGTTTGTTGGAGCCCGGCGCTCTGTCGTACTTGTTGTATTGCTGGTTAATCGTCTTCTGGTGCTCCGCGCAGTACTGACCGCGCAGCGCAAGCCGCCCGCAGCCGGGGAAGGCGCACGGGCGTTTGGGGCTGTATGGCATTTGCTCACCTCGTTTGCGGCAAAGAAAAGGCCCTCGAAGATTTCTCCTCGAAGGCTCGTCGTTATTCTGTTTCGCTAGTGTAATGATATTACAAAGCGGGGGTGTCTTTCTGTGTCTTTTAGTGTCCTCGTTGCGCGGAATCCTTGGGTCCAGCTTCAAAGGGCTTCTTGTACTCTGTTTCGCTAGTATAAGTATATCAAAGTCAAGTACTCTACTTCTCTCTACTTTACTCTCAACTTTTTATAAATTTAGCTGCTTTCTCCAATGCGCGGTCATGGACGCGGTATGCGTTCTGGATGCTGTAGCCCATGTCCACCGCGATCTGCTCCCAGGAGAGGAAACAGAGGTAGCGCTTCTCTAAGAGCGCCTGTAGCTCAGGGTTCGCAACTGCCTTTATGACGCGCATGGTTTCTTCCTTAAGGTTGACCAGCGTGTTTATGTCGTGTTGGAGCTCGTTTTGTAGGTCGATAATTTTCTCTATCGCTGCCGCCATCCTCTCAGGATTGCCGCCAGGTTTCCTTGGCATGTCGGTAAAGACGGTGGTGCAGGTATTCGCCAGCTCGTTCAGCAGCTCTATCTGTTTTAGCTTTGAGGTGATGCGCATGTCCAGGTAACGCGCCTGGGAGAGGAATGCCTTAGTGTTCATGGCGCATCCCCTTTTCCTCTTGCAGTCTTGCGATAAGGAGTTCCGGGTCGAGCGAGGTCAGGCTGGAGAACCAGCCGGAGCGGAAGAATTCTTCAAGTTTAGCAAGTTCGTTCCTGTTGCTGTGCAGCCGGTAATCTCTTACCGCCTGCAGGACTATGGCGTTAGCCAGTTCATCGTATGCGTTCATTTCTTGCTCCTCCGAAAAGTGTATTTTTCTCGGATTTGCTCGGATTGTCTCAGATTTGCAGGTCGGCCTTTACCGCCTCTATGAGCGCGGACTGTACGCCCTCTTTCTGCGATAGGGCCTTCAATATCCTCTCGTCTATGGTCCCCTTTGTAACGATATGCTGCACTACGACCGTCTCTGCGCTCTGTCCCTGCCGCCAGAGCCTTGCGTTCGTCTGCTGATAGAGCTCGAGCGACCAGGTAAGCCCGAACCAGACGATAGACGAGCCGCCGCTTTGCAGGTTGAGCCCGTGGCCGGCAGAGGCCGGGTGTATGAGCGCCACGGGCAGCTCGCCGCTGTTCCACCTGCGTATGCTGTCCATAGTGTCCAGCCTGGCAAAAGTGATCTTTTGCTTTCGCAGACGGCGCTCTATCCTCTCAGCGTCGTGCTTGAACCAGTAAGCCACAAGAAGCGGTTTGCCGTTCGCCGCCTCGATGATGTCCTCAAGCGCGTCCAGCTTCCTGTCGTGGAGTTCGACGAAATCACCATTCTCGCCGTAAATAGCGCCGTTTGCCATCTGACAGAGCTTTCCCGTGAGAGACGCCGCGTTTGCCGCAGTTATCTCGCCCTCGGGAAGCTGCAGCACCAGGTCGCGCTTCATCTTCCTGTACCGCTCTTTCTCCTTGTCCGACAGGCTGACAGAGTATTCAGAGCTTATGAGCTCCGGCATCTTCAACAGGTCGGTGGATTTCATGGAGATGGCCATATCCGCTATCTTATTGTAGATGCGCTGTTCCGCGCAGGGCAGCAGCTTATAGCTGTAGACCACCTGCCCATTGCGCTTGTCCGGCTCAAAATAATTGTCCCGGTAGTGCGAGATGAACCTTCCGAGGCGCTTGCCCATATCCAGCAGCTTGAACTCTGCCCAGAGGTCCATAAGGCTGTTGCTGGAAGGCGTGCCCGTAAGCCCTATGATGCGCTTTACCTTTGGCCGCATCTTCATGAGGGCCTTGAAGCGCTTTGCCTGCCAGTTCTTGAACGAGGAGAGCTCGTCCACCACGACTGTGTCGTAGTCGAAAGGCAGGCCGCTCTCGTCGATGAGCCACTGGACGTTCTCGCGGTTGATGATGTAGATGTCTGCCTGCTTCATGAGCGCCGCTTTTCGTTCAGTCACGCTGCCGACCGCAACGCTGTACGTTAGACCGCTCAGATGGTCCCATTTCCTCAGTTCGTCCGGCCAGCTTATAGAGGCCACCCTAAGAGGTGCGATGACAAGGACGCGATGCGCCTCAAAGCTGTCAAAGAGGAGATTATTGAGCGCCGACAGCGTTATCACTGTTTTGCCGCATCCCATGTCAAGGATCAATGCACATTCCGTATGGCCTTCGACATAGCGTGTGGCGTACTGCTGATAGTCATGAGGTTCGTATGTCATCCAGCACCTCTCCAATCCGGCGTTCATCGTCCAGGACGCAGACCGTGAAGCCCAGGTCCCGGAGCTGCCCGTGTCTTGCAAGCTGGAGCGGGCGCGGGGAACATCCCGGGGCCTTTACCTCCACGAAGCCGACGTGACCGCCAGGCAAAAGTACGATGCGGTCCGGCATACCGGAGTAACCAGGAGACACGAACTTGGGTGCAATGCCTCCGGCGCTCCTTACCGCTTTTACCAGTTTTTGCTCGATTTGCTTCTCTCTCATTTTATCCAGTCTCCATCAGGGTTTGTAAGATTTGGGTTGACCTCGACGACCTCTCTACATATACTTTCCTTATATAAATTATTTTATTTTTTTCTTCTATAAGAAAAGTTCTAGTATAGAGGTCGTCGAGGTCAACATTTTCAGTTATACCAAGAATCCTTCGGCGTCGGTCTTTAGCCTTAAACCTATAAAGAAACGCTTTCCTCTTGGGTTGATCCTCTTAAACCCGCCGTTCTCCAGCGCGGCATAGAAATCTGCCGTACCCCGGACATACTCGTTCGTGTCGATGCTGTAATTGCGGTACGCCTGGTACAAAGCGCCGGAGCTTTCGCGGTAGCTTGCGTCCACTTCGCACTTGTCCTCGATGAAGTGAGCGAACCAGTCGTTCTGCGCTCTGTACTCGGAAATGGCGCGCTGCACGCATTCCGGTATCGTGAGTTGGTATTCCTGCGCTATGACCTTTCTTGCACCTTCGATGATCCACGCGAGGATGCTTTCGCCGGCGTTCTGGAAGAGGTACTCGCCAAAGTTCTTTATGTCTTTCGTCCCCTCTATCTTTGCGGTGAAGGGGATGACGATGAGCCTGCGCCAGATACCGTCGTCCGAAGCGCTGACTTTCGGGAGATGGTTAGTGTACAGCACCAGCGTATGGCAGGGCTTGAAGCTGAACGGGTCCTTATACTTCTTCTCAGCGAAGACATCGTCGGTGGAGCAAAGCTGCTTTACTGTCGAGTCGTTGAGTCGGGAGCCCTCCTGCATCTCAGCGGCCAGCAGCAGGCGCTTTCCCTTGACCTCGGCCATCTCAGGCTTGGTGTTCCTGCGGCAGCCTACAGTAAGCGTGTCTGCCGAGATATTGCCGCTGTAGAGGCCCAGCACTCGGGAGACAGCGTTCCAGAAGGTCGACTTTCCGTTGCGTCCGCCGCCGAAGGCTATGATGAGCGCTTCGACATATACCTTGCCTATGGCGGCAAGGCCACATATCATCTGCACATAGTCGATGAGCTCCTTATTCTCTGAGAAGATGAGATTCAGGCTGTCGGCCCAGAGCTCTGCTCCTTTGCTGCTCGGAGATACAGAGGTCATCTTCGTGATAAAGTCCTCCGGCAGATGCTCCCTTCCTCCGTCCATGCCGAGTCTAAGGTCGTATGTGGCAAGCGGCGTGCAGAGCAGGAAGCAGTCCGTGTCGAGGTCTCGCGGTGTTATTTCGAGCAATGGCCTGGATTCGCGCAATGTCGCCGTTATATTCTTCGAGTCGCGGCGGTGTATGACAAAGGACTGGTATGCCTTTGCAGCAAGAAGGGCCTGATAGACTTTTCTCTGTTCTTCGCTCATAAGCTGTTCGGCCTTAGGTTTAGAGTTGTTCTCTAAAAGCTCCTGACCGCCGTTTGCGATGAGCAGCTTCATGGCGGCAAGCAGAGCGCTGTTCGCCTCTTCCATCTGTCTGCGCGTGAGCTCGTGAGCGACGGCCTGCGCGCCCGGTTCGCTCTCCTGCCAGTAGTGCTCTATGTAGCGGATATAGCGCGTTGCGGGCGAATACCGCAGCTCGCCGGCGAAGTGTTTTGCAAGGACCTCGGCCTGCCCAACGTCGGAGTAGTCTGCCGGTTTGTAGGAGACTGCATCGTTGTACTGCTCCGGCGGCACATAGCCATCCTGCTGACAGACCTTGGTGAAGAACCTGCGGGCGCTGTTCCATATAGTCGCAAGCTCTGCCTCTTCAAGCGATGGAGAACATTTCTCAGATTCCTCCAAGAAGCACTTATATGCTCTATCGCCGTCGCCGTACTTCTTTATGACGCGGGCTGCAAACCTGGACATGGTCGCGTTCCGACTGCCCTTGGGGATGATGAGCAGGGACTGGTAGCCGCCCTCCATGTTTGCGTCAAAGTCGTCGCCTGAGAGGAATCTGGTAAGGTTCATTGTGCCTTCGTAGAGCTTCACCTCAGGTGCGTTCGTGCCGAAGAAGAAGCGTGCGGCGTCCAGCGCCTTGGCGTCGAAGTATGGGAAGATTGCGCCCACAAGCCGCTTCATGTTCCTGTAGCACTCGGCGTCGCTGATGGCGTCTATTGGGAATATGACATGGAACTTGGGACGCGCAGTATGACCGTTTTTTTCCCGCATGTGCGAGCGGCTGTAATGGACCGCGAAGCTGACGCCAGGGAACGCCTTCTTGACGTCCTCCGGCAGCACCCAGTCTTCCGGTTTCTCGGAGTGGTCGTTGTCGCAGTCGACAGGCAGGCAGTCGCTGCATACGAAGTTCTCGCCGCTGCGGTAATGGTTCTTGTACTCGGCGCAGACGTAGTCGTGAGCGACCGCAGCTTTGAGCGCATCTTCGTCTGTTACGACGAACCTGTTGGGATATGAGCAGTTGCCCGGGTTGCCGGTTACATCTGCACTGTGTATGGTGAATATCATGCATTTACCTCCTCGCAATTCTCGCTAAAGTAGCGCAGCCGAATATCTCTTCTCATCGCAAGCTCTATCTCAGCTTCCATGCCCGCTGAGACAGCCAGGCCGAACACCCATACTTCCGCGCATAGGCTCATGAGCGCCATGCCGAAGGAAAGGCCAAGCCCGCGCTCTGCCGGGACAGTGTCGTTCAGGAACTGCGGGAAGAGCAGGTGTGGGGCAAGAGGCATATAGCCTTTGTTGACTGCAAAGCGGCAGTAGCGCCGAGCGGCCGTTACGTTCTTTGCGACCTCCCCTGAGTAGAGAGAGCAGATATAGACCGCCCTCGTTTGATAGTTGTCTTTGACCATGGTCGTTCTCCTTTCAAAAGAATCTCTAATACTCAACTGGAAAAAGATGTCTGCTTTGGACGAACATCTAATCTTTCTTGTAAAAGCTGCATTCATAGCCGTCCGCGCTGAGCAGGAGCCCTGGGGCCCAGAGCGGCGTACGGCTCATCTGTTCGCATACGGCGGGAAGGGACATGCGCGGGTCCGCCTCTATTACCACTTCGTCGTGTATGTGCATTACGATGGAGCAGAACTTTAACGTCTGCATAGCGTGGCTGAGGATGTCGCGTGAGATTGCCTGAGTGCAGTTTTCGACGATCTTCGGGCCATATGTGTCCAGGCGCTCCCATTTCTTGGTGGCCCCGACGCCCTCATACGTGATGCAGCTACCGCCGAACTTGTTCTCTCCTATGCGCGGTTTCACGTAAGCCAGCCTGCGGCCGGAGGGCAGGGTGATGAAGAGCATCCCGCTCTTGCAGGAAAAAGTTATCCCGTGCGTCGAGTTCGTGTGTTTATGCCTGACTGCGTCCATGGCAGCACGGCCTACGTCCCACCAGAGCTTTACGATGTTCGGGTTCGACTGTCGCCATGCGTCCACCAGCAGCGGGAGCTCATCTTCTGTAAGGCCCATATCGAGCGCTCCCATCGCTTTGAGTGCACCTACGGAGCCGCCATAGCCGCAGTTGTGGACGAGATGCCCCGATACGGTAAAACGGTGATGCTCTCCGGCATTTCGTATGTCATAAAGTCGAGCCGTGCCGCGATGATACGCCAGTTTTTCCGTTTCTCCGACACAGCATTCCCCGCTGACTGGATGATTTCCTTCCGGCTGAGCCCATGCGAAAGCTTCTTGATTACCACGCTTTTTGCATATGGCCAGTATTCCTGTTCGAATTCTGTTAATATCGTCCGACGTTTGTTGCGGTTGTTCTCTGTGTGAGTCGCAAAGCGGATATTTCCAAAAGCATAGTCCGAGTCGTTGTCTATCCGGTCTATCTCCATCTCTCGACTGGGAAGACCGTACTGACTTATCAAATACAAGCCGGCCTCCGTGACCGTTCTGAACAGAAAGCGAATGCCGCGCCCGCCGTAATTCTGGAATTGAGCGCATTTTGGGTTCTCGCAGCGCTGTTTCGCCGCAGTAAGGCGTCTGTTGAGCCAATGCGGGATTTGTCTTGGCTGAGAACACCGCTGACATCCGTGGGACTTTCCGCAGACAAGGCTTGCACGTTCCTGCCATTGAATATGGCCGCAGCCCGAACATTTCGTCAGTACATAGCAGTGGTTCATGCTCTTGTTCCAGCGTTTCTCTGAACTGATGATTTCCACCCATCCGTAACGCTCGCCGACCATCTCCGGTTTGTAAGAGATGTGCGCCGCTGGCGGAGGCGAGTCCAAATTGTATTGGCTCACGTTGCCCTTCGGCCCAAACAAGATGGTCTGGTGTTGCTGTAAGTCCTTCATACTCGATTACCTCCCGTTCTCCTTTGAATACGACGCCACCGTGCCTGACCCAGCTTGAGCCGTCCCATAAAAGGTCGCTCAGACTAACTTTCTCGATGGGGACCAAGCCATGGTCTGTAAGGACGAGCTGTCCTTCCGCTATACAGGCGAGCTCGGCGATCTTCCCTTTCTGCCGGAGATGCCCGTTGACCCCGTGCTTTTCGACTGGCACATGGAACATGGTCGAAGCGGACATGCAGTAGATGTCCCCGCCTTCTGCGAAGACCCTTTGCCGCCAGCGCTCGCCAGCGAGCCATGCTATGACGCGGGCCTCGATAGCGCTGAAGTCTGAGACGATGAACTTGTTTTCGGCTTTGGGGATGAAGGCCGTTCGGATGAGCTGAGACAGAGTATCCGGCACATCTTCGTAGAGCATTTCGAGCGCGTCAAAGTTGCCGGAGCGCACGAGAGCTCTTGCCTGCTCGAGGTCCGGCAGGTGGTTCTGCGGCAGGTTTTGCATCTGTATTAACCGCCCGGACCATCTACCAGTCCTATTCGCACCGTAGAACTGGAACATGCCTCTTGCCCGTCCGTCCGAGCAGACTGCGTTTTCCATAGTTTGGTATTTTCTTACCGATGATTTCGCAAGCTGCTGGCGGAGCGATAGCACTCTTGCCAGTTCAGGCGGCGCTGTTTTAAGGAGCTCTGCCACGTTCTTCTTACCGAGCGTGTCGGTTTCGAGGCCGTTGTCCGCGAGCCAGCGCTTCATCTGCTGCACTGAGTTTGGGTTATCCAGCTCTGTCAGCGCTTGCATGGCGGCTGTGAGCTCGGTGCGCGAGCGGCTGTCCATGGTTATAGCCTTTCGGACGAGAATCGTATCCAGCGCCACGCCTCTGTCGTTTATCTCCTGGTCGAGGCAGTATTCCACCCATACGCTCTCCGGCACGGGGAACTTGGCGAGCTTCGTCTGTATTGACATTTCCGTCTCTACGTCGCGGGTGTTATAGGCTTTGAACGTTTTCCACCTGTCCGGCGCATGACTGGGCAGGTTGCGTGTACGCTGGCCGTTTGCGGCCGTAGGTTTGCAGGGCATGCAGAAGTAGCGGATGAGCTCTTTGCCTTCGGTGAGCTTTTGCTTTTCCAATCCGAGGACTGCCCCAGCGCCTTCAAGCGAGAGCGGCAGGCCCATGGTGGCCGACCAGACCATTGAGCAGCGCCAGGAGGCGGGGTCAAGATACTCTCCGGTCGGATAGCCAAGAAAGCGAGAGAGGCAGATTCGTTCAAAATTAGCGTTATAGGCCCACTTGGTGACATTATCATCTGTGAGCGCACCTACGATGTCGGTGGGGATCGCCTCACCGCCTGCGACATCTATGACATGTACCTTGCCGCCGTCCGCGCTGTAACCGAAGAGGAGTATCTCGAAATCCGGAGCTTCAGCATAACGGTAGACGCCGGTCTTTGCGAGGTTCACGCTGGAGTAGGTTTCGAGGTCTATAGAAATGTTTTTCATGGGCTTTCCTCTTTTCATACCGCTATATGGACAGCGCGTATAAAGCCCGCCGCCCATATTCCTGTAGTTACTTCCCCTGGTTTGCCTTTCTGCGCTCCCATAACTTTTTGCAGCCTTTATAGATAGAGCAGAGTATGTCCATGACTCCGTTGGCTAAGAAAAAGCCGAGGGTCCCTGTGATTATGAGAAAAACCACCATTACATCTATTTGTTTCGCCAGTTCGTAAAATTCTTTGTCCATTGCTTTTCACCTCATTCTTGGTAGTGGGTGACAGGCTTGCGGCCCGCCACCCGTTGTCTGTTTGTCTTAGGAGAGGAAGTCCTCGTCTGCGTCTGTCGCAAAGTCGGACGTTGCGCTCGCTTTGCCGCCCAGAGGCTCGCCGTCGCGTACCTTCTGCAGGTTGTTGAGTCCGCAGGCGATACCGCGATTGCCGTTGCTGTTGAAGGCGTAGAAGTTTATGCTCGCCCTGCCGTAAACGCCGGAGTAGACCTCGGAGCGCGTGGTGATAGGATTGCAGGCGGCATCCACGATGCCGGGAGCTGTGGTCGCGTTGGCGTTAATGAAGTAAGCGTTCGCGTAAGCTTCGTCATCGGGGCGTTCCGTATCACCGTCGCGCAGGGGCGTTTTAAGTGCCGCCATCGGAGGCACGGACTTGCCATTGCCCTTGAGCTTGGCCTCGCCCTCGTGGTAGGCCGCCTCGATAGCCGCCTTAATCTTGGCGACCGTCTTGGTGTCGGACTTCGGAATGATGAGGCTGACCGAGAACTTCGGCGTGCCGCCGTTGATGGACTTGGCCTCCCAGACGTTGGCGTAAGACCAGCGGGTGCCGGGACCAGTGATGACCTTCATCGGGTTGTTTACCTTATTTGTGCTGTTATTCATAATCGTTTTCCTCCATAAAATCATTTTTGGCTGTGTTCATCGCCGGACGCTTATCGCTCTCCGGCACGAGCGTGGGTTTGCCCTGTGGCTTTTCGATGTACGCCGCGAGGATTTCGTCAAAGCGGGATTTGCCGAGCAGCTTTTGCATGGCGGTGACGCCCAGCAGCTTGCGCTCATAGGGGTCGACACCTATGCTTTCAACAGCAGCGGCAACGAGGGCATCGTTTGTGTATTTGCGGTTGGACCGACCCTCGACCAGCTTGTAGCCATGCCACTCCTTGCCGCTGATCGCCTGCTGCAGCGCATAGTCCTTGATATCCGATGCCCACGAGACGAGTTCGTCCACCTTGGCAAGAATGTCCTCGATATCCTCATCCGTGAGGAGCGGCGGGAACTTGAACTCGTACCGGGCAAGTTCCAGATTCGCTTCGGCGCGGGCCCGGCAGTCGGTCTTAGCTTTGCAGAAACCGCACCATTCGCCGCAGAGGAAGTTGCCATCGCCAGCAAACGCGAGTTCGGCGGTGGGTTTCAGCACCTCGTCAGCCCAGCGGTACAGGTCGTCTTTTAACATTTCGAAGGTGCTGACGTTGTCCCGGCGCGGCTGGTATATCGTCATGCTGACTGTTTCAATGTCGTAGATTTTGTCGAAGAGTTCCAGCGCGCCGAGCGCGTAACACATGAGCTGCGGATTTTCCTCCGCCCGGACGAGCACGCCGAGTCCATGCTTGTAATCGCAGATTTTGAGTGTGCCGTCCGCGATGATGAGCGCATCCGCCGTTCCGAAGCCGCCCTCTACCCAGCGGGAGAAGTCGACGCGCTGTTCGATAAACACCACCGGGTCCGCGCATACCTGCTTGGCGGCCTCGACCTGTTCGAGTACATAAGCGGCGTAGCCAGTGGCACAGTCATTCATTTCCTCATTGAACCAGGTCAGGTTTTCGGTCGGGTCCTCGGCTGGAAGCCCCAGCGCTTTACGCAGCTTGTATTCGCATAACGCATGGGCGTCAGTGCCTTCGGCGGCGTAGTCGCTACCTTTATCCTCGTAGCTTTCGCAGAGCCGCGCAGATGGCGGGCAATGGAGCCAGCGGTCGGAGCTTGAAGCGGAAAGCACTGCATGTCCTTTAGGTGGCATCTTTTAGTACCTCCACCTCGGCAAGGAGCGCCTTGTAGTTCGCCGGATCGAGCAGTGAAAGCCTGTCGGCACCGTACTTCTGGAGCAGCGAGCGAATCTCAGCGGTATGACCCTTGCGGGATTTGTCCGCGAGCACGGCTCTCACTTCTTCAAGAGTCAGTATCGGCTCCGTCACCGGTGCTTCTTCGACTGGTTCCGTGGCGCTGAACGCCTCGGTCAGCCAGTTTGCTGCGTCGTTAATAGCGGCAGCGGCATTGCGCAGTTCTTCGATAGTTGCAGCCATATCGCTCATTTGGCTCATCTGCTTTTCCTCCTTCCATGTGTTGACTCTGATTGGCAAGTATCGTGAGTTTTCTTGCCAGACGTTTGGACACGACGCTGATCGCGGTCAGGACTTCAATGAGCTCCTCGTCTGCAGCGTGGGTCCGGGTATTGGTTTTGTGCATCTCGTTCACCTCCTTGGAAGGAGCAGTTGTCGTTTTTGCTCTTTCCACTACCCAATGGAGGTCGAAGTGCCGTTTGGCCGAAAAACTCAGAAAGTTTTTGAAAAGAAGATGCCTCTCTCCAGCAGAAACCAGAGAGAGGCGTTGAAGTTTAGATGAAATCCTTCAGGTAATCGGCAAGTGCGGCAAACAGCTTGTCCCTTTTATAGACGAATGTATTCCGGGCCATTCTCATTTCCTTGCCGCAGTCGCGTTCGGAGCGGCCCTCCATCACAAGCTCGCAGATCTGGCGACCTTCCGGATCAAGCTTGTCCAACTTATGAAGAAGCGTATCCAGCAGTTCGCGGTCCTCCATTATGGATTGAGCGCTGGGCCTGTCATCCGGAAGATCTTCAAGCCAGCTTTTTTCGTTGCCATCCTCGTCGGTGACAGTGTAATCAAGTGAAAGCTCATCGCCGCCCTTATGAAAACGGCAGGCGCAGCAGTCCATGTCGCAGAGATAGCGTTTGCTGGCCGGACAGACACAGCGGCCGTGCTCCTGCTGCCTACGGCGATAGGCATTGATATCACGGTAATAGTTGTCGAAATCGGTCTTGCTGACTGGTACCCACTGGTGCAGGTCTTTAAGGTAGATTTTGTGTTCTGTAGATTCGTTGTCATTGATTTTCATAGAGATTCCTCCGTTTGTCGTTTCTCGAAACGGAGGAATCTGCAGAGCCGACCTAAAAATGGCAATAGTATGCCGTCCGCAGTCCTAACGGATTACTCCGTTTCGGATTGCAGCTTCCTGTTCAGTAGTCAGCTGTACGTTATTCTGCTGTCCACCTCATCGCACTGAACCATCCGTGATCAGCGGATGTACTTTGAGGTGGTCTTTGATGATGGGGCTGATTGTTGTGCGTTAAAGTGAGTTAATGACTTTTTACGTACATATTGGCCGTTTGAGATTGATTTACGCTCAAGAATGCGATATAATAAATTTGGTTAAATCTCACTCCAGATGGCACCACAAGCCTTGCCCTGTCATCTGATATAAGGATACCAAGGCAGGATGGTACAAAAAATTACTCCGGCAAGGTACACCTGGTACAAAAGCTGGTACATCGAAAGCGGGGCGATTTAAATAAACGCATCTGAATTTTTCAAAAAGATATATCCATATATGGATGGCCAAAAGAATCAGGGCGTCTTCGTAACGAATTGCTTTATCTCCGCCGGTAGTAAGCGCTTTGCTCTGCCCAAATATAAAAACAAGCAGACAAGCGATAATGTCGAATACCAGCGAATGATTTACAAGGGCGATAGACAAATAACGGAGGAAATGAAACGGAGCTTTCCTCACCCGTTTGGATTAAAGGGCCTGTCTGACTTCTTCTGTGAAAACATCAGGGAAGCTGAAATACGCAGAGCAATGACAGAATTTGCAATTCCGGTTTCGATTGCATCCGACCAGACACTGTTTTCCAGAGCAATAGCTGCACAATTTCAGGCGTTGATTCAAAGCGACAGTGACGATGTCGATGACATCGTGGCAATGGAATACCAAAAATTTCTCACCGAGCCCTATGCTGAAGAACCACATCCTATGGTTCCGACATATCCAGGCGATAGCGCCTTTGTGCTTGAGTTTCAACCGGCGAGAGCATATACGAAAAAATGCTATGATAGGTTTGATCACACTTGGGTAATCCGCAATGCAGGAAATCAGATGTGGAGAAATCGAAAACTTGTATTTGTCAATCAGGCGAGTGTAAAGCCGAGAGCAGATACGAACTGCATCGTCATTCCAGACACTTCTCCGGGAAAAGATATAAAAATAACCACGAGCTTTGACGCCCGTGGTAGTGAAGGTCATTATGAAAGTCTGTGGGTAATGCTGGACAGCGAAGGCAATGATTGCTTTCCAAATAACAATAGGTTATTTGCCGTCACTATTGATGTTAAATTTGAGGTCATGTAAATGGAGGTTAATTAAGTGAGCGACAAAAGCATTGAAAAATGGTCTACTTTGAAAGATGTGCAAGAATATCTCGGCGTCGGCCGCGAGACCATTCTGCAATGGATTGCCAAGAGAAATATGCCCGCATATAAAGTTGGGCGGCTATGGAAATTCAAATTATCTGAGGTTGATGAATGGATACGTTCTGGTGGAGCCGCAGACAATTCCGACGCAACCAATACTGAGTGAGACCGTTATATCGGACAGATCATGCAGTAGAATTAAAGTGCAGTAGTATATGTTGCGGACAATTTGAAGCCAAAAAGTAAAAAGGTAGGTAAAGAAAAATGGACAATCAAGTATATAACCAAATAGTCAGCTTTATATGGGGAATTGCGGATGACTGCCTGCGCGACGTTTATGTGCGAGGCAAATACCGTGATGTCATTCTTCCAATGACGGTTATTCGCCGTCTGGACGCTATGCTGGAGGAGACAAAACCTGCAGTACTTACTATGAAGAAGCAACTCGACGCTGCAAAGATCGATAATCAATGGCCTGCGCTCTGCAATGCAGCCGGACAGGCTTTCTGCAATGCGTCTCCCTTCTTACTGAAAGATCTTACCAGTCGGTCGAAGGCTCAGACCCTCAAAGCCGACTTTATTGCATATCTTGACGGCTTTTCTCCCAATGTTCAGCTGATACTGGATAAATTCAAATTCCGTAACCAGATCGACACGATGGTGGATGCGGATATCCTTGGTGCGATCATTGAGAAGTTCACATCTTCCGACATTAACCTTAGCCCGAATCCAATCTACAAAGATGAGGAGAAGAAAATCCTCAAGCATCCCGGCCTGGATAATCACGGCATGGGCACTATATTCGAGGAACTGATCCGTAAGTTCAACGAAGAAAATAACGAGGAAGCCGGTGAACATTGGACTCCACGTGATGTTGTCGAGCTTATGGCTGACCTTATATTTGTGCCGATTGAAGATAAGATCAAGGACGCTACATATTCCTGTTATGACGGTGCCTGCGGTACTGGAGGTATGCTCACGGTCGCACAAGCGCGTCTGAATGAGCTTGCCAAAAAGAGCGGCAAGGAAGTAGCTATCCATCTCTTCGGTCAGGAAATTAACCCGGAGACTTACGCGATCTGTACAGCGGACATGCTCCTGAAAGGCGATGGTGAAGAAGCCGAGCACATCATGTACGGTTCCACGCTTTCAGATGATCAGCATGCTTCCCGACAGTTCGACTTTATGCTCTCAAATCCGCCATACGGTAAGAGCTGGAAGACAGACGCTGAGAAGATGGGCGGCAAGAAGGAAATTCTCGATACTCGTTTCAACACATATCTTGAGGGTGGTGTGACGATGGCCATGACCCCTCGAATTAGTGATGGTCAGTTATTGTTTTTACTTAATAATGTTTCCAAAATGAAAAAAGATACCACACTCGGGAGCAGGATAGCAGAAGTTCATAATGGATCGTCACTTTTTACTGGGGATGCCGGAAGCGGAGAGAGCAACGCACGAAGGTATTTAATCGAAAATGACCTTGTTGAGGCTATTATCGCATTGCCAGATCGTATGTTTTATAACACACCTCTGAATACTTACATATGGATAATAAGCAATAGCAAAGAAGAAAGACGGAAAGGCAAAATTCAACTTATTGATGCAACAAGTAAAAAGTCTCCTTTGTTAAAAAAGCTGGGTGATAAAAGCTTTGAATTAACCGAAAAGTTCCGCGATGAGATTGTGGATATCTATTTGGCAATGGAGAAAAGCGAGGACAGTAAGATTTTCAATAATAGTGATTTTGCATTTTGGTCGGTAACTGTAGAACAGCCTCTCTGCTTGCGAGTGTATCCTGAAAGAAAGGTTCCGGATACAGTTTTTAAGAAAAAGGAAGAAAAAAAGGAATACTATGCTGCGGTTTCCGGATTAAGTGGAAGCATAGATGACTGGCAATTCTTTGTAAAGAATACAAAATTAAAGGCGGCAATATTAAAAAGGGTACGTCCTTATATAACGGAAAAAGACTCTTTAGCAAAGCCAATTATGGACGAAGCTGATCCTGAGCTTAGAAGTGTCGAATTTGTCCCTTTTAATTATGAAGGTGGCATTGAGGCTTTTATGAAAACGGAAGTTTATCCCTATGCTCCTAATGCTTGGGTAGATGAGAAGTCAACAAAGCTGGGATATGAAATTTCATTTGCAAAGTACTTTTCAAAGCCTGAAGAATTAAGAACGATGGATGAGATATCAGCTGATCTTTCAGAGATAGAGAAGAAGGTGGCAGAAATGCTATCTGGAATAACAGGAGGGCTTGATTAATGAAAATGTATCAAGGCTACCAAAATGTTACCCTTCCGTTATCCGATTCTATTCCAGAACATTGGAAAACTATGAGGAATCGATATCTGCTGGAAGAACAAAAAACAGAGGTTGGAAGCGAGGCTCCTCAATATACACTTCTTTCACTTTCTTTAAGAGGTGTTATTCCGAGAGACGTTGAATCCGGGAAGGGTAAATTTCCAGAAAAATTTGATAAGTATAAAGTGGTTAATCCTGACTTTTTGGCATTTTGCCTTTTTGATATGGATGAAACACCCAGAACTGTTGGAATTTCAACATTGGATGGAATGCTAACAGGAGCATATTCCATCTTTAAGGTTCACGGTATAGAACCGAGATATTTGTATTATTACTATTTAGCTCTTGATAATGTAAAAGCGCTAAGGCCATATTATACCGGACTCAGAAAGACAATAAATATTAATACATTTATGGGAATTCGGACGCCTATCCCGCCTGTGGATGAACAACGACAGATTATACGTTTCCTTGATTGGAAAACATCTGCGTATAACGAGTTGATAAATGCCCGTAAAAAGGAAATTTCGCTTCTTAAGGAAAAGAGAATGTCCATAATAAACGAGGCTTTAACAAAAGGTGTCAATGGAGTCGCCTTGAGAGAGAGCACAATAGAAGGCTTATTTATGATCCCAGAAACGTGGGATGAAAAAGAGTTGAAGTGGTTTGTAACAAGCAACAATGAAACATTAAGCAGCAAAATGCCGGATGATTTTGAACTCGATTATATTGATATCAGTACTATAGGTTTTGGCAGCTTGAGATCAAACCCAGTGCATATGAATTTTGGCGATGCGCCATCACGAGCAAGGCGAATAGTAAGAAAGGGAGATACTATTCTATCAACAGTGAGGACTTATTTAAAATCGGTATGTTATATAGATGAAAGTCTGGACGGGGATATCGCATCAACAGGGTTTTCAGTTCTTAGACCAAAGGCGGGTGTTTATCCTGAACTTTTGAGCTATGCATTATGCTGTGATTATTTCATTAATTCAGTTATCAAAAATTCAATAGGAACATCATATCCGGCAATAAATGACAGCAAATTATTAACTCTGAAAATCGCACTTCCGAGTACGCTTGAGGAACAGGTGGAATTATTCAACCATATTACTGAAATGACATCCTCAACAGATTCTGTGATTGAATCGTTGGAAAGAGAGATTTCTCTGCTAACTCAAGCAAAGAAAAGATTGTTAATAGATGTTACTACTGGGAGAGCGAATGTTAGTGAAATCGATATTCCTAATTATGAATATGTAGAGGAAGAATCCGAGGAGAAAACTGACGAAGATTCGGATACAGAAGAAGCTGAGGAACAGGAGGATTGACTATGGCTTTTACCAATACCAAGGAGAACGGCCTTGAATCCTTAATTGTGAAGTGGCTTGTAGAGCACAACGGTTACGAGGAAGGTACAAACGCCGATTATAACAAAGAGTACGCGGTCGATGAGACTCGCCTGTTCCGGTTCCTTCAGGAAACCCAGCCAAAGGAAATGGACAAGCTGGGTGTATTCAAATACGACACGAAAAAAAGGCAGTTTCTGAACCGTCTGTCTGGGGAGCTCGCCAAGCGTGGCATTATTGATGTGCTGCGCAATGGCGTGAAGGTATACCCGGCTGACCTTATCATGTTCTATCTGACCCCGACCGAAAATAATGAGCAGGCCAAGGTCATGTATGAAAAGAACATCTTTAGCGTGACGCGGCAGCTACGCTACTCGCAAGATGCCGGGAAGCTGGCGCTGGATGTCTGTATCTTCATAAACGGACTTCCGGTTATAACAATGGAGCTCAAAAACCAGCTCACAAAGCAAAATACGGAAAATGCTGTGCGCCAGTACAAAGAAGATCGTGACCCGCATGACCTACTATTCTCTTTCAAACGTTGTATGGTTCATTTTGCCGTGGACGACGCAACGATCATGTTTTGCACAAAGCTCGCCGGTAAGGACAGCTGGTTCCTGCCGTTCAACAAGGGGTATAACGACGGCGCGGGTAATCCACCGAATCCGGACGGTCTTATGACAGATTATCTCTGGAAGGATATTCTTACCAAAAGAAAGCTTTCCCGGATTATTGAGAACTACGCACAGGTCATCGAAGATGTTGATGAGGATACCAACAAAAAATCAATTAAACAGGTGTGGCCACGTTATCATCAGCTGGACTGTGTTGAGAAGCTTCTCGCTGATGTAAAAGCAAATGGCGTCGGAAAGAGGTACCTCATTCAGCACAGCGCTGGAAGTGGTAAGTCAAATTCAATTGCATGGCTGGCACATCAGCTGATCGGTCTTGAGCAGGACGGACATCCGATGATTGATTCCGTTCTTGTGGTCACCGACCGCAGAATTCTGGATAAGCAGATACGAAATACGATCAAGCAGTTCATGCAGGTGAAAAACACGGTGACATGGGCCGAGCACTCCGGCGAATTGAGTAAAGCCATACAGGATGGCAAGCGCATCATCATTACTACAATTGAAAAGTTCCCATATATCGTTTCCGAGATTGGGCAGGAACATAAGAATAACCACTTCGCCATTATTATTGATGAGGCACATTCCGGACAGAGCGGCCGTAATTCCGCGAACATGAACCTTGCGCTTTCCGGCCTTGCTTCTGAAGATGATGTAGATAATGAGGACAAGATTAATGCGATGATGGAAGGCCGTAAGCTTGTTACGACCGCCAGCTACTTTGCCTTCACGGCTACGCCGAAGAACAAGACTGAGGAAATGTTTGGTGATGCCTATGAGGAAGATGGAGAAATCAAGCACCGTCCATTCCATGTCTACACGATGAAGCAGGCCATTCAGGAGGGCTTCATTCTTGATGTGCTGAAAAATTATACGACCATAGACAGCTGGTACAAGATCATGAAGACGGTCGAGGATGACCCGATGTTCGATAAGAAGCGTGCGCAGAAAAAGCTGCGTGCATTTGTTGAGGGAAATCCCGATGTAATTGCCAAAAAGGCTGCCATGATAGTGGAGCACTTCCATGAGCAGGTTATTGCCAAGAAAAAGACTGGCGGTAAAGCTCGTGCAATGGTCGTCACCGCCAGCATTCCGAGATGTATCGAATACTACTATGCCATCAACAAGTATCTCGCCAACCGGCACAGCCCATATAAGACGATAGTCGCTTTCTCTGGTGATCACAAATATAACGGGCAGGAACCGGCGCTGACATCCGCAGCTATGAACGGCTTCCCGGATGCGAAGATTCCGAAGGAGTTTAAGAAAGATCCGTATCGGATATTGATTGTGGCAGATATGTTCCAGACCGGCTTTGACGAGCCGCTTCTGCAGACCATGTATGTGGACAAACCACTCTACGATATTGCTGCCGTTCAGACGCTTTCACGCCTAAACAGAGCGTATCCTGGCAAGGACGAGGTGTTTGTTCTTGACTTTGCAAACAAGACATCAGTTATCGAAGAGGCATTTTCGAAGTTCTATAGGACGACAATTCTGTCCGGGGAAACTGACCCGAACAAGCTCTATGACCTGATTACTCTCATGGAAAGTTATCAGGTTTATGACAACGAAGATGTGGAAAAGTTGGTAGACCTGTTCTTGAGCGGAGCTGAGCGAGATAGGCTTGACCCGGTTCTTGACGCTTGCACATCAGTCTACAAGCAGTTGGAGCTGGATGATAAGATCAAGTTCAAGAGCGCAGCTAAATCATTTGTGCGTACATATGGATTTCTTGGGGCCATTCTGCCTTACGGAAATGTTGAATGGGAGAAGCTGTCCATATTCTTGAACCTACTGATCCCGAAGCTGCCGTCACCGCGTGACGATGACTTTTCAGAGGGAATTCTTTCAACGATCGATTTAAACAGCTATCGGAATGAGGCTCAGGAGGCAATTTCCATAAAACTTGAAGATGCCGATGCCGAGATTACCCCCGTCCCTGCTGGCAAGGTTGGACATATAGTTGATCCGGAAATGGATTTACTCTCAAAGATCATTATGGATTTCAATGATATGTTTGGAAACATTAACTGGGATGACGCTGATAACGTGCAGCGGCAAATCCTTGAAATCCCTGCGATGGTTTCAAAGGACAAGAAATATCAGAATGCAATGAGAAATTCTGACGCTCAGGAAGCTCGTACCGAAAGTGAGCGTGCCTTGCAGCAAGTAATCTTCTCCATCATGAAAGACAACATGGAGCTGTTTAAGCAGTTTCAAGACAACCCTTCTTTCAAAAAAATGGCTCTCTGATATGGTATTTAACTTGACATATAACCCAGATGGAAAGTCATATGCATTGCCAGGTATAAAGCAGAAATCAGAATCACCAAATGAAACACATTCCGAACCGCCTTTGATGGTTGCTGAGAATAAAATTGTGTATGAATCAAAAAAGGGCAATAAAGAATAGAAATTGCGAAAGTCAATGCCGCATACCGGTAAATGTCGAAATACAATAACGCATGGACAGGAGGATAACTATGAGTGAAGAACTGCAAAAGACAATAAAGAGCGGGAAATTCGATAGCGTGTTTACCGAAGTACCTCACGCAGAGAAACTCGGCCTGCGCAATCCTGAACAATTACGCCTATTCCATCTCAATGTGCAGGACAATAAGTTTTCCTCCGATGGACTCATTGATTTTCTCCGTAGGAACATCGGCCAATATGTCTTTTCACGAGCAAAGATTGAAGAATTCCGTGTCGATGATAATTTAGAAAGTATTGTAAGCGAAGCAATCAGAGTTATCAAAAAGAACGGCACGTTTGATGAGCATTCTGTTGGTAGTTTCGGTGGCATTATGCTTTATGTGTTTTTAGAGCAAATCCTCGGTGCTCCAAAAATCATGAGCAAGGTAGAACTTGCTACGAATGCTAAGCAATACGAGAGCAAATGCGATGGCATCCACTTGCTTTCATTCGGAGAAAAATACGACACGCCTTATTATCACATGGTCTTTGGTACATCCAGCGTTACAGGTGATATGCGGGATGCCATTGATAGTGCATTTGAGGCAATCATAAAAATTGAAGCACAAGGCTCAACAGAGAGAACCTTGGCCGAAAACACGGTGTTTGCCAAATCGTTTGATGAGGGGACTATAAAGCATATTAAAGACTTGCTCATTCCAACTAAGGGGCGGCAGGCTGCGTATGATACTGCATATGGTGTTTTCCTTGGATATTCAATCGGTTTGGATGGAAGCAAGTATCCTGCTGTAGAATACCGAAAGATTCTGGCTGCAAAGATGAAAGTAGATATCCAAAATCACGCTGCCTACATTGCCGAGAAGATACATAAACTAAACCTTTCAAATCATTCTTTCTATTTCTATGTCCTTCCGCTGAATAATGCGGACACCGACCGAGTAGAAATGATGAAGCAAATTGTAGAGTGAGGTGGCGGTCATGAGTGATCAGTTATTACATAATCTTGGTGATGCCATCTTCGGAGATATTGATGAGAACCCGTTTCTCAATGAGCTGTATGAGAACATACTGTACAATTACGCCATTACGAAGTTTGAATTGACAGAGACTAAATCACTGAAAGAGGTGGACGTTTCTGCTGCTCTCCGATTCGCTGATTTGTTGTCCAAGTCTACGCATGCCGAGCATAAGGATCAGCACAAAATGTGGGCACAAGAGATTATTGTACTCTTAAACGCCTTGTATCCTGATGATCCAAATGTCAGATGGTATGCAGGGTCTGTGTTTTCGAACACAGGCAACTATCAAGCACAGCAACTCATGCAAAGCGACTTTGATGAAGCATCCGCATTAGACGGCATTTTTACAAAATTCAGAAATGATTATCTGACCATCCCGGCGGCTCCGGAGATGCGCTTTTTCCACGCCCAAAAGGTTGCATATGATCATTTGGCAGATCCGTATTTCAGCTATTCTGGGCCGACATCCATGGGAAAGTCATTTATTATGCGAATGTTCATCAAGGAACAAATTGAGCGCGGTGTTAGGTGCAATTTTGCCCTTGTTGTACCAACAAAGGCTCTTATTAACGAAATGCGCAGCCAAACCATCGATGACCTAAAAGGCTTGCTAAAAGAACACAATTACAAAGTCGTTACCGCCGCTGGCGATATTGCGCTTGAAGGCAAGCATAACTTTATTCTCGTGTTAACCCCTGAACGGCTTCTCTATTTGCTCATCAGTAAACCAGAACTAAACATTGACTACCTTTTTATCGACGAGGCACATAAACTCTCTGGTCAAAATAGCCGTGGTCCTTTCTATTATAAAGCAGTTGATATGCTTTTGAATCGGCCGAAAGAACCGCATTTTATTTTTGCATCTCCGAATATTCCAAACCCAGAGGTGTATCTGCGACTCCTATCCGATGAGATTGAATTTAAGGAGAACCGCCTTCACTCGACATTTTCTCCCGTTGCTCAGATCAAGTTCATTATTGATCTGAACGGGCATGCAGTTAGTGTTTATAACGATCACACGGAAGAACTGTCTACCATATGCTCAATTAAGAAGCAAGACGCCACCTTGACAGATTTTCTATACATGTTTGAACACTATAATCTTGAGAAGCCACCTGAAAAAAGGCAACAGACAATCGTCTATTGCAATGGACGGACAAAGGCAATAGAAAATGCTTTGGAATTTGCAAAACATTTGCCTAACTTAAATGACGATGACTTAATCGCCTTGTCAAAAGACATAAGCGGTGAAGTACACAGCGACTATTTCCTTGCGGAGATCATCAAGAGGGGCGTTGCGTATCACATCGGATATTTGCCTTCGGCCATCAGGATGCGGTTGGAAGATATGTTCCGTAAAGGCAAAATAACGACCATGTTCTGTACGAGCACACTACTTGAAGGCGTAAACCTACCGGCAGATAATCTGTTTATTACTGATACAAAGATATTCCGAAGAACGATGTCACCTGTTGATTTTAGAAATCTAATAGGTCGCGTTGGACGTATCCGCTTCAACCTGTACGGGAACGTTTTCTTTGTTCCTCAAGGTGATCAGGTGAAGGAGCAAGACTTTGTAAACTTACTTAAAGAAGAAGTGCCGGAACAGTCATTGTCCATAGAGGCCGGCCCCAAGGGCCTTACAAAGGCTGAAAAAAAGCATGTTGTTGCCGCTCTTCTGGAGGGTAATATTGAATTTGAAAAGCGCAACAACCAGTCTGAGGAATCCTATGTAATGATGCGTAAATTTGCGCTGATTCTAATACGTGACATTATGCGTGATAATGACAGCCTTGTACGGCGTGAATTTTCAAGCCTATTATCTTCTGAAGACGAGGCTCACATTCGTCAAACATTCACAGACCCTATTGCCGAGCCAGATGATGATATCAATGTATCGGTCGATCAGACCAAAAATTTAACAGCAGCGATAGCTTATGGATTGAAATATCCTGACAGAGTTAACGGCCACTTTGTTTATGACGATGTAGTCATGTTCCTTGAGAAATTAGCCAAGGTATTCAAATGGAAGCAGTATGAGTACACGTCTCTCGGCAAAACCGGTCCAGATGGTCAGCTTTCCTTGCTACGATGGTATGCGGTGATTCTTGTTCAATGGATGGAAGGAACCGGATTGAGTAGCATAATGAAAAAAGCAATCGAATATCGACAACAGCATCCGGACAACTTTTGGATCAATAAGTACCAAAAAACGATTTATAATGATACGATAGAACACAGAAATATTGTGTTTGCTGATACGTTGGAGGTTATAGATAATATCGTTCTCTTCAGTATTTCCAACTATTTTCTGCGCTTCTCAAATGAATATAAGCGGATTCATCAGATCACGGAATTTGAGAATAATTGGTACGAGTATGTTGAATATGGCACAACAAATCCACTGACCATTCTTCTACAACGCAATGGATTTTCACGAGAAAATTCAACGTATATAAAGGCACACCACGAAGATTACATAGTCGAATTTCCAGACGGAACGCTACGGCTGAACAGATCGATTTTACAATGCAGCAATCTGAATGTGCGCGAAGAGGCGCTTAGCATTCAATATAACATGCCTGAGCTGTTCGTTCAAAACGATAATGAGGTATATTGAAGCAATTGTTAAATCATTGCTGTGCAGAGAAAGATAATAATAAAGAGAGGTAAGATATGTCCAATACAATAAAAATACGAAACTGTAATAACATCACAAGTGGTGAAATAGACATCTGCGCCGATAAACTGAACATATTGTTTGGTCGTAATGGAACAGGAAAGTCAACGATTGCACGGGCTATTTATCTTGCCTCACAGAGTAAACCGCTGACCGAACTTGCTCCTTACGGAAGCGTGAGTGAGGCTGCTCCACCGATCATAGAAGGCGTGGAAACCGGAGGAGTTGCGATCTTTGATGATAACTATGTTAGCCAGTATGTCTATCAGCCGGATTCGCTTATAAAAGATGCTTTTGAGGTCCTTATTCGCTCTAATGAGTATGATGAGGCAAAGAAAAATATCGATGACGCATTGGCAAAGATTAAGACTACGATTACAGGACGGCAAGAAATCATCGACTTGCAAGCGCAAATTGGTGTGTTGATAGACACCATTAAATTTACGACTAACAACAAGATAGCCAAGCGCGGTGGAGCAAAGGGCGTTCTTGAAGGTAAAGGAGCCTATTTCAAACCGCCAGAAGAATTGAGTGAATTGAAACCGTTTTTTGAAGAAGATACCGTTTCCAAGTGGGCAGCGTGGAGATTACAGGGATATGAACTGTTTGGGCAAAAAGGACGCTGTCCATATTGTTCAACTGGGGATACAGAAAAAACAGGAACTATTAACAAAGTGTTTGCAGACAGCTTTGACAAAGCCAGCGTTGAAACAGCTGCCGCTATTATTAAAGCGCTCGAAGGATTGAAGCCATATCTAAGTGAAGAAAAAGTATCAGAACTGGTATCTCTATTTGGTGTTAAGGAAGACCTAAAGGTTCTCGAAGCGCAATTGACAAAATTACGCGCAGAAGCAAACTATCTACATGAGCGTTTGACCGCTATTGTTTCTTTTAATGGCTCCTCAGTAGATAGAAATAACATTACTGAATTGGAATCTAAACTCACAGATATGAAAGTGGACTTTCGGGCCATTGATGCATATTTTGTTTCGGATTTGACAAAGTCAGAAATGGGCGCTGTTAATTCTGAGATTGATAGTCTTCTGGGTAAAGTCGGCATCTTAAAAGGCGAAATTGGAAGATATAACAAGTATATTCAAGATAAAATCCAAAGCAGGAAACAGGACATTAACGATTTTTTGAACCTTGCTGGATTCAAGTATATGTTTGATGTCGAAATGGTCGGCGAAAATAGCGCACGGGCGTTACTTAAATTCATATTACCTGATGGAAATTCCAGTGATATGCAAGCACCCGGACAACATTTGAGTTGGGGAGAAAAGCATTCCTTTGCGCTGATACTGTTTATGTTTGATGCAATACATAGTGATGCAAACCTTGTTATCCTCGATGACCCGATATCTTCGTTCGACAGCAACAAGAAATACGCCATCATCAATCGTCTGTTTAAAACCGGCGAAAAGGGAAATAGCCTTTACGAAAAAACAGTTTTAATGCTGACTCATGATTTCGAGCCTGTAATAGATTACATTCAAACAAATTCCGGTCGACAAAAACCAACTTCCGTTTGCGCCAACTATTTTGAAAACAAAAATGGTGTGTTACAATGTACGCCTATTCGTAAGGACGATGACTTAATGTCGTCCGTTGTCTTGTTGAAGGAATTGGCTTCAGATACTGCCATTGACATAGCAGCGCGCATAGGATGTTTGCGGAAATTTATAGAGCATCAGTACAAAGATCCTCAGGTTGAATCAGACGCCTACAATATACTTTCAAGTCTTATTCATGGTCGTAGTGAGCCTACGCTCGATAAAGAAGGAAATGATAAACTCTCAGATGAGCAAGTGGCTACGGGTATAAAATATATTAAAAGCTTTATCCCGGATTTCGATTATATCGCCGTCCTTGCTCAGTGTACTCCTCAATGCCTTATGGAGCGATATGTAACAGAACACTCTGCTTATATTAAAATGCTAATTCTTCGAGTTTATACCGAACGAGACAACGAAGCACGTGAACGTCTTCGTAAATATAATGACGTATTGCGTAAGTATGTTGATGAAACATATCATATAGAAAACGACTATCTGTATTCACTTGACGTTCGCCGTTTTAATATTGTACCAGATAATTATATAGCAGATGCAGAGCGGTATGTGGCTGATGAGAGGGCAAGGTTTGACTTTTCAGAAGAATAG